ATCGGCGGCTCGCGCATTGATCGCCAGTATGGTGACTGGATGCAGATCTGGACGCAGCTGACGCAGCCCGTCGGCACCCAGGTCTCGTTCGACGACATGGTTGGCAACTCCGCCGACCTTGTGCTGCTGAAGGACGGCTCGGGTGTTGCGCTGGACGCCACGTGCGCCGCCTCGGAGGCCACCAACTCGTGCTTGTCGCGCGCCGGCACGCCGCTCAAGACGCTGTACATCCCCCTGCAGTTCTGGTACTGCCGCAACCCTGGACTGGCCATCCCGCTGATTGCCCTCCAGTACCACGAGGTGCGCATCAACGTGGAGTTTGAGCAGAACTACAACTGCTGCTACGCTGACCGCCAGACGCTCAACAACACGCTGCTGCCGGCTGCGGCGATCAGTCTCGGGTCGGGTGTCACCTCGATCTCCCAGCTCCAGCTGGTGGCCGCGTCGCTGTACGTGGATTACGTCTATCTCGACACGGAGGAGCGCCGCCGCTTCGCCCAGCAGTCGCACGAGTACCTGATTGACCAGCTGCAGTTCACGGGCGACGAGACGGTCACGGCCTCGTCCAACAAGATCCAGATGAACTTTAACCACCCCGTCAAGGAGCTGGTGTGGATCGTCCAGCGCGACTCGTTCGTGGATTGCAACTCCCCGCCCACGCCGTGGATCGCGGAGGCGTATGGACAGCAGCCGTTCAACTACTCTGATGACTGGAGCACTGAGGGCATCGTCACGGCCGTCCTCGGCCGCGGCGCCCTGGCGACGTCTGCCGGTTCTACGGTCCCGACCTACGCGCCGGGCCCGGCCGGCGCGTACGGCGGTGCCTACCTGCCCGGCCTCGGTGCCTCGTCCGGCGCGGGCCTGGGCACTGGCTCGCAGCTCTACAACACAGATGGCACGACTGGCGACGAGCAGTTCTTCGAGGGCACGACCAACTACCTGCTCGCCAAGGTCATCCTCGCCTCCAACGTCAAGTGCGAGGGCAAGAACCCGGTGGAGGTCGCCAAGATCCAGCTCAACGGCCAGGATCGCTTCTCCGAGCGCGAGGGACGCTACTTCGACAAGGTGCAGCCGTGGCAGCACCACTCGCGCACGCCGTCGGTGGGCATCAACGTGTATTCATTTGCCCTGAAGCCGGAGGAGCACCAGCCCAGCGGCACGTGCAACTTCTCGCGCATCGACAAGGCGACGATCAACCTGACGCTGTCGGTGAACACGGTCCGCGACCAGCGCACGGCGAAGGTGCGCATCTACGCGGTGAACTACAACGTGCTCCGCGTCATGTCCGGCATGGGCGGCCTCGCGTACTCCAACTAAACACCCTAGCGTTCTAGTGGTGGTAGTTGTGTGCTACTAAACCTTAAAAAATAAATAGATAACGGTCCCGCCAACGGGGCTCAATACAACTCACAAACGTGATCTGTATTGATTTACATATCAGTTCATTTTGAATACAATGCAGCTTATTCTGTTGGGACACACTGGGATGCTCGGTCGGTATATGTACTCCTATTTCAAAGATATTCGGGTTGTCCGTGGATTCCGGGTAACGAAAGACACGACAAGCGCAGACATAGAAGCGGTTCTCTTAGACCATGGGATTAACGAATCTACGTGTGTTATCAATTGTATTGGCGCGATCCCCCAGAGGAATCAGACCCCCCTGAATTATTACATTGTAAATGGGGTGTTTGCTCACCTTCTCTGGTCTGTATGTGAAAAGTACCGCTGCCGTATGATACAGCCTACGACGGATTGTGTATTCAGCGGAACACGTGGAATGTACACTGAGGCGGATTCTCACGACGAAACCGGACATTACGGACTAAGCAAGTCTCTAGGAGAACCGGGCTGTACTGTTATCCGAACGTCTATTATCGGAGAAGAGCTATCAAACAAAAAATCCTTCCTTGAGTTTGTCAAAAACAGCTCTGGAAGTATCCAGGGTTGGACAAACCATATGTGGAACGGCATCACGTGTCTTGAGTACTGCAAGGTCATCGAAAAAATCATAACAGAGAATCTCTTCTGGTCTGGAGTACGACATGTTGCGTCTCCTACTCCGGTAAGCAAGTACGAACTTGCGCGTGCGATCCAAACAGTCTTTGGAGTACAGACGACAATTGTCGAGACTACGGGTCCAGCCGTATGTGATAAAACGCTGACGTCTGTATATCCCGCGATCTTCGTTATCCCTGAGATAAGTGCGCAGGTGAGCGATTTACGGAACTTTACGCTTTTAGATGTATAATGAGTTGGTCTGCCAAAACTGGGCGGTTCGAGGGCGGATCAATAATACTTTCTGTCAACAGCATCACAACGCCAAATCCTCCACAGCCATTGCATAGTTGGGCTGGAAGCACTACGCGACTTGAACTAGAAACCCTGCTATCTAGCCGTCAAAAGATTGCGTATATTAAACGTAATCTTAAAACGGGTGTATTTTACCAGCATTCCAGAATTCAAAAACAACCTCTGACAACCGAAACGGTGTCCATCATCATGACGTCGTCTAATCGTTCGAGGCAGACATACTATACGCTAAGTACGATATCGCGCGATACCTATAAGAACGTACAAGTTATTTTGGTCGATGACTCAACGTCAGATCCTATAAACGTAGATGTACTCAAGGGATACCCATACACGATTGATTTTGTCCGTATTCTTCCTGATAAAAAGATCTGGGGAAATCCGTGCGTTAATTACAACATTGGATTTCAGTTCATAGAAGGAGGTAAGGTCATCATCCAGAACGCCGAAGTATGCCATGTGGGCAATGTGATAGACTATGTCCATACGAGCGTCAATGAGAATTCGTACGTGGCGTTTGATGTAAAGACTACCGAGGGACTGCAGTTTAACGATATCGTCTATTCAAAGTCAAATATCGGGATAGACATATTTTCAGATAAGCGAGTATTCAACGGAGAAACATGGTATCAATCTGTGATACACCGGAATGCAAAGTTCCATTTTTTGGCAGCGACGACTCGCGATACGTTTAACAAGATCGGCGGATTTAGTTACGACTACACGATCGGAAACGCGTACGACGACAATGATTTTGTCCTGCGCATAGAATCACTTGGAATCCAGATCAACTCGCTGTCACACAAAGATGTCAAGTGCGGAGGGATTCATCTCTACCATATACCCTCGGAGGTAGCATGGGGGGCTAAGCTCCCCCTGAATGATCTAGTATTTGAAGAGAAGAAGAAACACTATGAGACAACCGGGAAGTATAAGGACCTCATACAGATATGAAGTTAAAGGTTGGAGTAGTATTGAGTAGTAATGCGGACCGTGGTAACGATTACCGGGATTCGTCCCGATTTTATTCGGATGGCGCACACCTTCCGACAGCTAGACAAGGTGTTCAATCACGTTCTTATCCATACTGGTCAGCACTACGACCCATCGTTATCCGATGTCTTTTTCAAGGAACTTGGTATTCGGAAACCTGATTTTATTCTGAACACTGGTCGGGAATCAGCCACCCATTTCGATCAGCTAAGCTACCTGACAACCGCGATCCCCCGCGTCTTTAAGGAGAACAATATTCATCCCGACCTCATCCTCTTCTTGGGCGATTCAAACTCTGCGGGGGTATCATTTCCTCTGAAGAAGGAGGGGTACCGTATCGGGCATATTGAAGCTGGTATGCGCTCCTATGATCGCCGTATGTTGGAAGAAATCAATCGGACAGTATGCGACCATTGCAGCGATATTCTGTTTGTCTATCATCCTGATTACGCCCAGCAACTAGCTCTCGAGAACATTACTAAGAATGTCTTTGTCGTTGGAAACACGATTGTCGAGCCGATGCAGGAGATTCGTAATGAGATCTGTGCGCTGCCAAAGACCAATGACTCCATCTTGATGGATATTCATCGCCCGGAGAACTTCAAGTTTGGAAGCAGGCTCCGAACTGCGATCCGGTTTGCGAACCGATGCATTGACGCCTTCGGTCTTCCAGTACGCCTGCTTTACTTTAAGCGGCTCAAGGATGCTCTGGATACGTTTAGTATTGATCTCGGACGTGTCGAACTTGTACCCCTATTGTCCTACAAGGACTACATCCGCACAATATACAACTGCCCGTTCATTATCAGCGATAGCGGAACAGGGCAGGAGGAACCTGCGCTAGTTGGGACGCCGGTGGTAGTTCCTCGCGATTTTACGGAACGTCCGCAGAGCTATGCTCATAACTGCAGTGTTCGTCTAGACCTTGAGAACGAGAACCATTCAGAGGTGTTTGCATGGCTGGATTCCATCAAAAAGGGAGAGCGCGTCATGAGCACGGAATGGATTGGAAATGGTAAGACAAGTACGCTTATTGCCGATCATATTTCCAACTACTTTAAGAGTTGTTGAATGCTATAGATAATGAAATTTAACGTATCTACAGACACATATACGAGCACTCGGCCGTTTCCGTACGTATATCAAGACAACTTTATAGAGAATGCTTCAGATGTTCAAAAAGAGATCCTGAATATTCCAGACAGCGCGTGGGATCGTTACGACAATCCCTTTGAACAGAAATACACTCTGCGCGATAAGTATGCTTTCCCTCCCCTCCTGAATCAGCTGTTTGAACGATTTGAGTCGCCAGAGTTTGTGGATCATCTATCAGAGATCTGTGGATACCGCCTGGTTCGTGATCCAACCCGCAACTTCTGGGGCGTTCATAAGTACAAGACTGGCGATAAGCTGGATATCCATGTGGATGCTGGGCTCCATCCAACCACGCATCAGAAGAAACAACTAACGCTTGGTCTGTATCTAAGTAAGAACTGGAAGGAAGAGTATGGCTGCCAACTTGAAGCGTGGCGAGGAGACAGCGTAGGAACAGAGTTTCCTCGTATCTATGAGAAGGTAGAATCCATTGTGCCCAACTTTAATCGGGCTGTTATCTTTACGTGCAATGATTATGCCTGGCACGGAAATCCAGTATCTGCAGAGTGCCCACCCGATGCCTCTCGGATTTTTGTAACCATTTCTTATCTTAGTGATGAACATCGCGATACAAACAAGCGTGTCAAGGCGCTCTTTGTAGCACGCCCAGGGGATCCACACGATGAAGAGAAGGACAAGCTACGTCGTTTGCGAGCAGATCCAGAGAAGTACAAGGATGTGTATCGGTTCAACTAATATGTTTAGACAGAGTTGGATTGGTCATATAAATGGTAAAGGTTTCTATCGCCTGCCTAATTTACAAGAGTACCCGGTGGCTGCGCTTTGTCTATGACCAGGTATTGAAGTACACCGATATGACCGATAAGGAGTTCTACTTTGTCGCCAACGATGCTTGTCCGGCGGTTTTGAACTATCTGAAGGAACACAATATCCCCCACTACATCCATAACAACACTCCAGAGCAGAGAAAGGAATGGTATATCAATAACGTATATCGCGGATACAATGCGGCCTCTAAAGTAGCAAAGGGTGAATACATTGTTTTCCTTAACAGCGACATGGCATTTTCTCCTGGATGGCTTGAGAATCTAATGAACAAGATTGATGACACCAAAATCATCAATTCTCGGCTAGTCGAGAGGGGGGTACTACGTAGCGGAACATATGGCATTGAACGTGATTTTGGTAATGTACCTGCTGATTACCAAGAGGGAGAGTTCTTGAAGTATGCTGCACGGATCTCAAACAATAACCTTCTACCCGGCGGTCTTTTTATGCCATGCCTCATTAAGAAATCTCATCTTGAAAAAATTAACTACTACCCCGAAGGAAATATCATTCCTGGATCGGATATCTTCAATCCTCGCTATGCAAAGCTTCATGAACCTTGTATTCCCGGTGACAGGGTGTTTATGGCAAAGCTCCAGACAATCGGAGTCGCGCATTGGACGGCGTTTGATAGCGTAGTGTATCACTTTCAGCAGGGAGAGATGCGCGATACATCTGAATAAATGTTTATGTGTAAGGTTGTCTGGCATATAAAACAATGAGTATAAAGCTTACGATTCTCGTTCCGACAGTACCTAGTCGTTTGACTACGTACTATCCGCGTCTCATGAAACAACTATTAGATCAGACGAGTCAGTACAGAAACATTGAGTTGATCTCGTTTTTTGATAACAAGAAGCGAACTATTGGTAAAAAGCGCGATGAGATGCTAGGACTTGTACAGGGAGAGTACGTTGTTTTCATTGATGATGACGATCGTATTTCAGATGACTACATCTCTGAGATCGTCTCTGCACTTGATAACAATCCGGGAGTAGATTGCGTAGTCTTCAACTCTATATGCTGTATAGACGGAGGACCGCTTAAGCTATGCAAGTACGGCATCGAGTTTGAATACGGTGATATATTGGGAGGAAATGAGTGGCGGGGCAAACCAGCTCATACAATGGTGTATAAGAGCTCGATTGCAAAGAATCACCACTTTCGCGATATGCAGAACTGTGAAGATTTGGACTGGGTGAAACGCGCATGTTTAGATATAAAAACACAGGTCCGGATTGATAAAGTCCTGTATTACTACGATGCAAACTATGCGACCACTTCGGAGACATCCACACTATCTGACGAAACTATACAGAAAAATATAGAACTACGCTTTGGAGAGTAGATGACGACGTGCTGTCCGAGTTTCGTTCTTCTTGGTGACAATGGAAAGACCAGCATTCGTTAGAGGCAGAGTTAGTATATTGAGTTCAGGATTGTCTTCAAGTATGGCGACAATCTTATATGAATCACCGCAGCGGTCAGGACGAATGAGATCGTCGGTTTCTGGATCAGTATCGTGAAGAAGTATGATCCCTCCAGGACTCAGTCGTGACAAGACATTATCAAAGTCCCGCTTCGCACTCTCAATACAGTGATCTGCATCGATAAACGCCATATCTATCTTTTCTGAGAAGTTGTCAAAGAACAAATCTGTCGTGCAGTAGTGAATATTGACGTTCTGAAAGCGCTTGAGAGACTCTAGGTAGGTGTTCTGACTTATGTCGACTCCGTATAGTTTCCCCGCATGGGGCTGAACCTTGACGAATGTCTCTCCCACGTGTAATCCCAGTTCAACGTATACCTTCGGCTTGTAGATAGATGCAAGCATACCGATTACAGGGGCGTGGTGATCCATTATATATACTTACACACATTAGCGCGTAAATAAAGAAAATGAAGGGCTGGTTGGTAAATGATTGTCTAACCTGCATACCGGGCACACTGACACTATGGCACAACATGCTTAGCTCAATACCTGGTCTTGAAGACCGGACGGGCGGATACACTGACTATAAGATCCTGGCGGATAAAATTGAATATGAATACAGGACTGCAGAAGAGAAGCCCAAGTATATCATACGCAATGGGTCTTACTTCAGGAAGCTAAATATTGATATTCCAACCTTTTGTCTGATCCAGGACACGATGAATAACCCAATGCAGACGGAGGTTATAAATTCGTGCGATGTTGTGGTTTTTCCATCGAAATTTACGTATAATGCCTACAAGGACCGAATCAACCCCAAGCGAGTAGAAATTATCCAGAACGGTGCAGACTTCACATTCTTTCGCCCTATGTCTGAAAGGTACCCAGCCGTACTACCGAACTCTATTATTTTTATCGGAGACTCCTCCATTGAAAAAAAGGGGTTTCACCGTGTTCTAGATATTATTCGCAAAATGCCAGAGATGAACTTCTGCTTGGTCATGAAGGACGACACGACTCTAGCAAAAATTCCACTGGAGCATCGCCATCGTGTCCGGATCTTCAATAAAGTCTCTGCGCTCGTAGTCCGAGCACTGATAAACTCGTCTGTATGCGCTATTTGTACGTCGGGGAACGAAGAAGAGCATATTTCTGGGATTGAAATCGGGGCGTGCAATATTCCTATGGTATCTCGCCCTCTCAGTCGCTACATGGACGATAAGGCCGATATCCAGTGGGGTGTGATTGCTGAAACCGACGATGAGTTTCCGCAGAAGATACGGTATGTCCTTGCAAATCCCCACCTGTTTTCACCGCGTGACTACTATATTGGGAAATACTCTACGGCGATATCCATGCAAAAATGGGGACAGCTTGTAAAAGATTTAAGTCTATGACACTATAAGCGTTAAGAGATGGTCAGATACATTTTGACACCGTCAGATCTTGATAGGTTGGTCCCAGGTATAAACTTTATAAAAAAGGACGACCTCCGGTTTATCATATTCAAAGACGGAGAGTCCCTGATCATATCAAAAAATCACTGCAAACACAATGGCGGCATTTTTATGGAAGATATTGAAGAGGTCAATACAGTAAGATGTACTCGTCATGGATGGAAACTGAACGCCAAAACGCTGGAATACACGTCTCCGCCCTCATGCTTAACCCAGCAGCGCCTCGAAACATGCCGTCAGGCAGATGGAAGCGTCGAGATCCTAATCGACCAGAGGATTGAGTGGCTAACCCCTACGAAAGAGACACTTCTACCAGGTGAGCTTACGATAACCTATTTGTCGCACGCATGCGTGGAGATAAAGGCGGGAACCTTTAGGCTTATTACCGATCCATGGATACTGGGTCCTGCATTTAGTAGGGGATGGTGGTCACTCCACGAACCTCCGCCGAATTCAATCCAGCGCATTGCATCTGCAGATGCCATTTATATCTCACACTCTCATCCAGACCACCTCAATCTGCCGACTCTTTACGAAGTCTTTAAACTAAATCCAGATATCCGGATATACGTAGGAAACCTATCCACCCCTGTCTTTAAAAATGATTTTCTGAAGATCGGCTTCACGAATATTACAGTTGTAGACTTGAAAACATGGATACATCCAGCAGATTCTGTGCATTTCATGATCGTTGCTGATACACTGGTTACGAACCTCGACACGTACCTACTGTTTGAATACAAGGGGCATCGTATAGTCAATCTGGTTGATTGTTGTAATCCCGAAGACCTACCTGCTTCATGCGATGTCCTTCTGAACGACTTTGCATCTGGGGCATCTGCGTATCCTTGTCTCTACGAAGAGCTATACGGTAAGGAGCGAGTCATTGAACTCGTAAATTCAAAAAGGCGGTCGTTCCTTTTCAAAATTAAGAAACATATCGATAAGCTGAACCCCAGTGTCTGGATCCCATTTGCAGGTTACTTTACCGAGGCGTGCAATGGGGATGACGATGTACGGAGCTTAAACATTAAGAACACCCCCGAAGAAGCTATTGAGTTTATTGAGAAGAAGGCGTGGAAGCCGTTTCCTGGGGGTACGTATGATATCGGGCTTGGTGTCGGCGAGATATCAGACGGTGATTACTACAAAACCTCGTGGCAGTTTGAACCGTACTTGTCTCAGCTTTCGCGCTCCTTGGAATTTGGCGAGGTGGGAACGCTAGACGGTCTTCAGACTTACTACGACTGGGCGGGGTTTTCTTCCTATAACCTAGGACTCCATATGATCGAAACAACCGACGATTATAAAACAGTTCTCCACGAGTACTACGTTATGTTCGGAGGAGATAGAACGGTTGTATCATATTCTCCCCCCAATACCGGCATCCCTATTCTGCGGATGCGCAGCCGGGTATCTGTACTCCGCGATATTTATATTCGCGGATACTCGTGGGATAATCTGATGATTGGGTTCAATACTCGCATCTGGCTAAGTCCTGATATTTTTCATTATAAATTCCTACACCACTTCTGTCATAGCCTTCCGGAAAACCCCCCGCAATGGAATGCACCCGTACCTCCTTCTATTTTAGATGTAATTAGTAATTTATAAATGGATGGTGTATCGATCATGATCATAACACACGATATACAACTTGCGGAACCCGTTCAGAAAAGCCTATACCCTCTACCGAGTAAGGTTTTTCATGCACCAGGGTATCCTTCGTTTTCTAAAGTGTGTAATCACGCAATTATGAGCGCAGAGAATGAAATTGTCATTATATGCTCTCATAAAGTCAGGCCAACACCTGCAGATGTTACACGAACCCTCGACTTGATCAATCGGGGTTATGGACTGGTTGCACTATTCTCGTTTGCTTTTTTCGGGTTTCGAAAGGAGCTGATTCGTCGTGTTGGATTTTTTGATGAGCGCTTTATCGGAGGTGGGTACGAAGACTGTGACACTGTACGGCGAATTAGTGAAGCTGGAATATCTATCTATGAAGAACGAAGCGTGAAATACATCGAAACACCGTCTTCGTGGGATCAGTCAAAAACTAGAGCTCATTTTCTTGCAAAGTGGGAGGAGACATGGACAGAGTCGGGATTTGTGAACCCCCACGCTGGCACGATTCGTCGTAAGCTCCCTGAAGAAAAATACAGCTATGATTTGGGACCCGGAGATGAAAGTATCGTATTTAAGGGACGAGAACACTCTAGATCTCACGAACCAGGCTGTGAAATCTTCTATCGTAACATTCGATTCATATAGCACCCTGACCGAAAAAACACGCAATTAGCTTACAGATGTGGCGCACCTCCACCTGTGTAAGCAGAGTATGTGTTGGAAGAAATAGACCCTTCTGCGAGACATATGACGCATTCGGAAATGTCTCGTTACTTGCATACATGGGCGTAGTGTGAATTGACGGATAGGTAGGTCTTGTTTGGATGTTATGTTTCTTTAGAAAGTCGGCTAGTTCATCGCGCTTTTCGGTGTATATATCTACGAACCAAGGAACGTAATTCTCGTCTGCCCGAGGAATCATTCGCACCCCTGGTATCTTTTCAATCTCGGTAAAGTAGGACTGATACAGATTACGCATAAACACTACGCGTTCCGGTAGTTTCTTCATCTGCTCAATGCCAATCACAGCCTGTATATCTGTGAACTTCAGGTTGAGTCCGAAAAGCTCGAAATTATCAACGCCACCCGTCTTCCGTCCAAAGTTCTTGATCATCGTCATTTTTGACGCTAGAACATCGTCATCTGTTATCACGAATCCACCCTGCCCCGTACTGATAATTTTTGGAGTACTCAACGAAAAACAAGCGGCGCAACCAAAGGTTCCGAAGTGCTTCCCATTCGCCGTTGCCCCCAACGACTGTGCAGCGTCTTCGACCAGGCACAATCCAGTCGTTTGGCAGTACTGCGCGATATCCTCCAGATCTATCTGGCGGTTGTTAAGAGACACAAATAGGACGCACTTGGTCGCGGGCGTCCTGTATCGTTCTATGAGCTCTCGTGTCAAGGTATAGGTTCGTCCGTCCACATCTGCGATGACTGGATTTGCTCCAACCATTTTGACCGCATTGATTGTTGCAATCATAGTGAAATCTGGAACAATGACATCATCTCCGGGTCCTATACTGCAGCCCATGAGTGCAAGGGCAAGAGCCATGCTTCCGCTCGTCGTCATCAGTACGTGTTTGACGCCTATGAATTTAGCGATCATCTCCTCTAGCTTTGCAGTATGCTGGTACTCGGTTACATAATTGATGCCGTCTTTCATGTACTCAAAGCACGCATTTGCTTCGCATATATCAAAATTAGGACGAGTCTGCTGAAGCATCTCCTTTTGCGAATGCCATACCATCATCTCTTCAAGAGATTGATCCTTCCGAGACATCTGGTAATACCCGCCTATGATCATCTTAACTGGCTTACGTATCTGATCCGGATCACGGGGATTGGTCGTGGTGATCTCCTTTCCAAGCATGTACTTCATATAATCTGTCCGCGAAATCGCGCGAAAGTCCAGAGATATCCGAATCGTAGGCTCAGTGTTCGCCTGGTTATAGTGCGTGCATCTGTTCCCGTTGAAGATAAACAGCTCTCCGGTGTTCAGGGTCACACCTTCAAAATCATTCTTTCCAGGTGCCGATTCAATAAATAGCCTGTTCGTTCCATACATAGACGTGATCGGAACTAAAAAATTACGCTCGCCAACGGGATGACGCCCGATGTGGTCTGAGTCGTAGTGGGGCGGAACAGCTCTATTGTTTTTAAACTGGAACCGTACGCTCGGGAACGACTGGTAAATGATGAAGTCCTCATCGGGATAATACTGCATATAGATGTGCCGTATGAAGGTACAGTATAGCTGTTTGAACGATATATTAGTTTTGATATCGGTATAAAACTTTTTATGGAGGTCGGTTTCGATGTCTTGGAGCCCCGTACCCGAGTGGCTTGCAGATTCTAGGTGTTCAAGGTCTTTCATCTCAAATAACGTCTCGAAGTATCCTCGAAAATCAAATTTTTTGGGGTCGTACGCTACGACCATATGGTCTCCAGAACGTCGTAACTGTTTAAAGGATTCGGAATCCATATGTATATACTGAATAAGTAACTGTTAAACCGCTAAACGCGTGCGGATGTGTTATTTACGTATGAAAGGTGTATTCCATTAAAATAATGATGTTCACAATAGAAGTATTGACCGGTCTAGGGAATGTTCTAAAATCGTTTATTACCGCACTGTCCATGGGTCCAACGAATATACGCTGTCGTAAGGATCTGTGGCATCCAACAAACTATCGTGAAATTCTAGACGATAGTCATATCTGCTTTCGGGGAGAAGATTATGGACACCCTTTTACATCGTGTAGGTTACTCATATTGGCGTCGGAAGGCAGCGAACAGAAGCATCTCGATAACGAGTTTAATCGTACAAATATAATCGACGTAGCGGAAACATATCCGGTTTTGAAGCATCTGTTCGCAGAGAAAAATATCGACTGGTTCTATGACAGGTCGCTGATTTCGGATAAGGTGTTTAACCGAATTATGGGTGGAATCGAGAAGATTAAGTGGCGTCCAGAAGTATTATCAGAGGTCGAGAAAGTTCAGGCGAAGTTTATACACCCAGTTCTCTCGATAAATATCCGAACATGGACACATAAGTACGATCCGCCCAACCTGACAAGCCGGAAGAATGAACCTGGAAAGCGCGTATATAATTTTGAAACATATAAGTCTGCAATCGAGAAATTTCTACCCGACTGCAAAAGTATATTTATTAGCACGGACAACGACAACGTATTACCAGAATATCTAGAGCTGCTAAAGGACTACAACGTAATTATCTACAAGCAGCGCGAGCATGTAACGCACCTACAATATTCTGCAGCAAACATACTACTATCCTCGAAATGCGATTATCTCGTATGTAACCGACTCAGTACGTTCTCAGAGTGTATCTGGTGGTTTAGTGGCTGCCGGCAGAAGGTGATTTCCCTGTTCTAAAGCAGCTGACACATTTGATTTCCCCTGCGTTCTAAGCCGCACGACTGATAAAATGCGACGTTTGAATCCGCGCAGTCAAGCGTGATCTTATAGCAGTGACGAGACTCATTCATTATGTGCCTCATCAGCTGTTGACCAATACCCATGCGACGGTGGGAACTTCGTACGCAGACATCCTCCACGTGAGCATACACACACGTGTTCATAATCAGTTTATGTTCATAGATAACCGTCGCTGTTGCCAACAACTTCCCGTCTTCTTCATACACCCAAATATTTCCAGACCGCTGAATAGTCAGGAGAATCTCCGCGAACTGTTCAGAGGTAAAAGACGTAGGACGGAACTCGTTGATAAGTCCCAGATACTCTTGGTAGTCGGCTGGCGAAAGAACGCGAAACATGTATAACCATTACGCGCTTGCATTCTTAAAATGGCGCGGGACATTGTCGTTGTCCGCAATCGGGATACGTATGAGTTTCTCTCCGTTGAAATGAACGATCCCTGCATCGTGGCATCGGCGAAGGTGTTCTATATCCTTGCCAGACCGGCTGTAATCAGTACTCTCTGCAAAACTCTCAACCTTTGTCTTGATTGCCCCGATACCACCGAAATAACTCAAGTGAAACCCGGCGTCGGGGATTAGTTGGTTGTGACACGACTGGGTTACAGATGGAAGGAACATACCGCTAGGAAGATGAGATAGGCGGATCGCAGAAAGAAGCTTAAAATTCTTAAGCGTACCGTACTTGACAACCTTTGCATGGTACCATTTCCGAGGCGTTGTAAGTTCAATCGTGTAGTAGTACAGGGTCATTTCAAGAGAATACACTGGGCTACGAATACGAGGAGAATGATTACGAAATCCGACGACAGTATCGCGCTTTGGGATCTCATCCGCATCTGATATTAGAAGGATATCGTCATTGGTTAGTCCCAGCTTATCGAGTCCAACAACAATACACTCTCGCTGATATATCTCGCGGAACCAGTGCTCGCTTACACCCGTAATATGGGTTACGAAGGGATGGTTCTCTGCAAAATCGGTTACGATATGAACAATTTTGTCATTGTACTTGTCGAACAGATGCTTGTTCTCAGCATAGTATAGAGGCTTCGGTTTCCCCATGCTGTGCGTCTTCGTAGCTTCTACCAGAACAAAGGCATCTACTACGTCATAGAGTTCTTCTAGTCGTATCTTTAACATTTCAAGCTCATTGTAAAACATGAAGCAGTCTATGATCTTCATGCTCTTTATAGTATGTTTATATGTTCCAGGTAAATACGTAACGCATCCTTTTCGAGCGGATTGATATGGCTGTTATAGTTCCGCACGTTGTCCATCACGAGAAGATTCTTATACGGAGGTCGAATGTATTTGTATCCGTCTGGACCTTCGACCAAACGCATAGACTGCGTTTCGCTGATAAGAGACTCCAGCATCTTTTCTCCTGGGCGCAGTCCAGTGACCCTAACTGGTTTCCCATACTTCTCCGAAAAGATGTCCATCAGATCGACCAGCTTCATAGAAATAAGTTGAGGTATTACGGTGTCCCCCGACTCTCCATGGGTAATGGCATGTCCAATAAGTTCCACACTCTGCTCCAGCGTCATCACAAAGCGAGTCATATCGGGATGTGTCAATGTGAATTCTGTAACTGCAGGATCACGACCCATTTCATGAAGGATCGGAATGATACTGCCCCTAGAATTTAGAACATTTCCGTACCGTATATTCACGAACTTGCGGTTCTTTACGTAAAGCGACTTCTCGACAATTGCACTCTCAGCAAGTGCCTTTGCCATACCGTATGCGTTCGTGGGTTCGCAAGCCTTATCGGTACTTACCATCACAACACACTCGAGATGCGTGAGCCTATCGTTGTTCTTCTCAACAGCATTGACAACGTTGATTGGTCCCGCGCAGTTTGTCTGGATACACTCCTCCACTGCATATTCGCACCGGTCAATGTGTTTGAGCGCAGCCATGATAACAATAATATGGGGCTGAACTCGCAAGATCGCGGTTTCTACTCCCTGGTAATTACGTATATCTCCAATGATGAACTTGAGGTTCTCCGAACGATACTTTAAGCTCATCTGCCAGTGCTTGCACTCGTCTCGTGAATAGTTTGTGATCGTGTTTCCGGAAAGATGGGTCTCAATAAACTTGTTTCCGAGGGACCCCGAACCGCCGAAGAGCAGGATACGTTTGTTCAACATTGTATTAGTAGTTTCGTTAAGTGTAAAGGTATTAAACGTAATGGAGAGTATTCCTAAGACCTGTTTCACCTTCTGGCAGGGCGCGCAATTTTCAAAACTTCATTATTATACGATATACTCACTTGTCAAATACAACCCCGGAGTAGAGATAGTAGTCTATACCTCCTCGTCGTCCAGGGATATACTTGTCGACTGGAAAACTGATGAACACAATGTTCCGATTACAAATACACTGCCATTCTCATCGCTAAGTGAATTTGGAACGCGAATAAAAATAGTCCATGTAGATTTTCAGGAGGAGTACAATATTTCAAATGATATTTCGGTGGTCTTTAAAGCAGACTTCATACGTATCGCCAAGCTTTATGAACATGGAGGTATTTGGTTTGATTTTGATATCCTGTTCATACAACCGATTCCCGAATTCATCTTCGATGTCTCATCGACCGAGTTGTTCTTTTTCTGCTATTCAAACACTATTCCTACCGGGTTTATAGCATGTCGGCCGAAGATACCTATTGCAGAGATCCTATTTTCCCATGCAAAGCGTTTAATTACAGTGCCCGGAGACTATCAGAAAATCGGTCCATTCCTATGGACAATCCTCTTCGCAGAAAACAGTCATCTTTTTACAAACTCAACTTGTCTGGACACAAGTATGATATATCCGTATCTACCAGAGACTATTCATGAAATTCTAAAAAATGGAGGCGGACTTAATAAGATAACTGAACATACGTTTGGTGTTCACTGGTTTAATGGGGATCCAGCCATCAAGAAGTTTATAAATAAACCTCGAAACAGCGTTTTGTACCCGACAAACTGCATACTCAATCGGTGTATATGCAAGACCCAAATCGACCCATTTTTATGAGTTGTCTAACCCAAAAAATAGACGCTTGTTGGCGCTGTTTTATATTTCATTAATCACTCCAATCATCCCAATGTTTCTTAAGCCTTAAGAAAGTGGATCTTGAGGTACGACTGGAGGTTCAGGTACGTGACCGTGTCCTTGTCCGTGACTTTCAGCAGGCGGGAGAGCACGCCATCGGGGATGATGCGGCGCTTGTTCGCCGGGTCAAAGCACGAGTTAGCCTTGACGTAGTTGGCGACGAACTTCGTGACCTCCGTCTGCGAGCGCTGGGAGCCGGCGGCCAGCTGCATGAAGGCGCACAGCTCCGGGGAGAGCGCGCGGGGCTTCAGGAAGGCGTTCTTCGAGCGGCGCAGCTCCCACGCGGCCTTCTCCTCGGGCGTCATGTCGGCAACATCCTTCTTCACGCGCTTGCGCTTGCCGGCCTCCTTGACCTGCTTGGCAGCCGCCTTCGCCGCGACCAGCAGGTCGGCGATCAGAGCCTTGAGCTCATCGGCCTGGCGCGTGCGCAGCTCGCGCAGGCGGTCAACCACCGCCGAGATGGACGGGGCCTCGCCAGCAGCGGGCGCCACCTCCGTCGTCGCGGGGGCAGGGGCAGGGGCAGCGGCAACCGGGACAACGACCTCGGTCTTTGCCGCCGTCTTGCGGGGGGCAGCCGCCTTCTTCTCAACGGCAGGGGCAGGGGCAGCCACGCCGGGCGTGGCAGCAGCGACAGGCGCAGCGACCTTCTTCGCAGCGGGCTTCTTGGCGGCAACCTTGGGATCAGCACTCATGTTTGTAGTAGAGGCAGACGCAGTTGCGGGCATTTCTAACGCGGTTATGTATACATCACCCTCCGACCGCGTAAATAGGTTTGAAATATAAAATTGTGAGTACAGACTAAGGATGAGCAGTTCAGCAACAGGATTAGGATCTTGGAAAAAGGGAGGCCGCGTCTCTGATGCAAGTGCGGTCACCCAGAACATTCGTGCAGTAGCCCAGGGACAGGCGGATGCGACCTATGCGAACACACAGAAGAAGAACCCGTTTCGGATGTCTCAGGCGATCTTGAACGGGGCGGCGTATGGAGGTCAGGTCTTGTCGCTGAAGAACTTAGAGAATCCACCGAGCGCGTAAATAGGTTTTACATATAAAATTATGAGTAAAGAGTAAGGATGAGCAGTTCGGCAGTAGGATTTGGATCTTGGAAAAAAGGGGGTCGGGTCTCTGATGCAAGTGCGGTCACCCAGAACATTCGCGTGGTAGCGCAGGGACAGGCGGATGCGACCTATGCAGGGACGCAGAAGAAGAACCCGTTCCGGATGTCTCAGGCGATCTTGAACGGGGCTGCGTATGGAGGTGAGGTGTTGTCGCTGACGATTATACAGCAGGGGTACGTACCTACCCTGATTAATATTGAGGATATTGCTACATATGATCCTGAATATATGTGGTATGTATTAAATGGCAACTACACTATTGCTAAGTCTCGAATATTAAATATACCGTATGGTGTTTCGTTCCGGATTGAAGACGGGAACACATTAACGAATAACGGCACAATCAACAACGTTGGCACAACCACCAATGTCGGCACATTAACGAATAACGACACATTCAGCAACAGTGGCGGCTGCTTCAACGCCGGCATATTCACCAACACCGGCATAACTGAAAACGTCAGCGCATTCACGAATAACAAAACATTCAACAACGACGGCACATTCAACAACGATGGCACAACAGTCAACTACAATTTCACGAGTCAGAATACCATCCTATTCTTCAACAATGGCACATTCAACAACGATGGCGTATTATCGAATAACGGCGGAGCTGGAAACTACGGCGCATTCATCACCTATGGCACAATCAACAACGATGGCACAATTAATAACACCGGCTCAGACGAGATCGGCGTATTCAGCATCCATGGCATATTAAACAACGATGGCATAATTGATAGCACCGGCGCATTGTACAACATGGACACCGGCACAATCAATAACACCGGCATAATTAATAGCGCTGGCACATTCAACAACTCCGGCACATTCAACAACACACCTGCTTAATCAACAAGTAGGTCGGGGGCATTGCGAAGATTATATATCATAGTATAACAAGCATGGCTACAGTCCCAAGTGCGCCTACCAATCTCGTTGTGACATATGTTGGTTCTGGTACAGTATCGATCTCCTTTACACCAGGATCAAATGGAGGTTCTGCCATAACCAATTATCAGTATTCCGTTGATGGCGGTGAAAATTTTGCCCCCTTCAACCCTGTAGATACCACGAGCCCTATTGCCCTTAGTGGTCTAGAGGATGGCGTAGTCTATGCTTTCGGGCTCAAGGCTGTAAATAGCGTGGGTGCAAGCATCGCATCATCTTTCGTTGAACACCTGGTATATGGTCCAGCGGATGCACCAACTGATCTAACATCGGCGAATAGATTGAATGGAATCATTTCTCTTTCCTTTGTAGAAGCATCAAATGGAGGTTCTACCATAACCAATTATGAGTATTCGTTGGATGGAGGAAGCACGTTCGCGGCGTTCAATCCCCCTCAAACGACCAGCCCCCTTTCAATATCCGGTCTGACCAATATCACTGAATATTCGATCGTTTTGCGTGCAGTGACCGAAGCGCCTGACAACGCGAGCTCCGATACACTCAACATATTGTACTCGGGCTCCGGCTCATTCAACAACAGCGGCACATTCAGCAACGACGGCACATACAACAACGATGGCACAATCTATAACACTCTCTCTCTATATAACAGCGTCACAATCACCAACGAACCCACCGGCATAATCTATAATGTCGGCCCAAGTGGCGAAATCTTTAACAGTCTAATAATCAACAACAGCGGCGACATCAACAACGCTGGCACATTCTCTAATCTAGTGACCGCCACAATCAACAACGCTAGCGTATTCAACAACTCTCTCTCTCTATCTAACAGCGGCGCATTCAACAACCAGGTCATCGGCATACTCTATAACCTCGGCCCAAGTGGCGAAATCTTTAACAGCCTAATAATCGAAAACGACGGCACAATCGACAACAGGAGCACATTCTCTAATGAAGTGGGCGCCACAATCAACAACAACGGCGGCAGCTTTCTCTATACTTACGACGGCGGCCTACTCACTAACGACGGCGACATCAACAATACCGGCATAATTAGCACTTCAAGTGGGGGAACCTGTGGAGCTGGAACACTCACCAACAACGGCACTATTACTGATATTGATAGTGGTACGCAGAATACCGATTGCCCGCCGTAGAGGACTTACATATACCATAATCGCGTTTAATATAGGGATATGACAAACCAATGCTCTGGGCAGCGCTGCTGACTATGGCATCGGTTGTATCCGCACAAACCATGGGATACGACTGGAACGGGTTCTCGGCATCCGGTCTCGGTTGCGGATCGGATTCAGGTGCGCTCAATGTAGGTCTCAGCCAATCCCTACCTCCTGGCGCCACGGGTCTGAAAATCAAGCAGATCGCCTTTGCAATTTACGGAACCAACTCCCTCCCTGCGTTTATCCAGCTGCACGGAAGCACCGCCACGCCTCGTCTCTCAACTTCCTCTGCTGTTCAGTGCTGCGGCTCAGGATGCGATCTGGCTGTTCAAGTAGCGGCAGCAGGATACTCATGGTACAATTCTCCCTGTGGTCGGCCCTCCTGCACGAATGCCAACAAATGGTATTATATGGACTTCTCGGGGACAGCGGTGGGAACCACAGAACAAACAGGTATATCGGAGGCAACCTTTTACAACTCAGGCGGATCCCAGATCGGTGCCAACATGATCAACCTCGGGTCGGGGTCCGTGTTTTTCATGTCTTACACCGTTATCATTCCGTCTCCCACACCAACCCCCTCTCTCACAAAATCTCCAGTGTCGCCAAGTTTGACGGCTTCGGAGACTGCATCTACCTCTATCTCTAGAAGTGTCTCAGGGAGTCCGTCCGTGGATCCAACGGATTCTCGGTCCGTAAGCGCGAGTCGGAGCGTATCCTCCAGCGAAAGCGGGAGTCGGAGCACATCTCGCAGTCCCTCGGCTGATGCAACTGATTCACGAACGTCTTCCAGGAGTAGGAGTGCTTCTCGAGCTCCTTCGGTAACCGTATCTCCGTCCCGCCCTGAGTCCCAGTCTGTGTCTGTATCTTGGGGCTCCAGCTCTAGTATATCTGAAACTACATCGTCTAGTCCCAGTGTAACACTAGCAGAATCTCAAAGTACCACTGTATCTTCAAGTCCCAGTTCCAGTGTTTCACCAACCACTGATGTATCTTCCGTGTCCATATCTGCTAGTAATTCCATGACCATATCTTCAATTGCCGCAGTGTCAGGGTCTGGATCTTCCAGCTTAAGCCAGAGCCAAAGCCTTTCTCTTTCACCAACGGCTGCTTCTACTCCTTCTATCAGCGCTACAGCTTCAGATTCACCTTCCCCTTCCCTAACGACTGCCATAACTGCTTCTCTCACAGCATCTGAGTCCATCTCTTTATCTCCCACACCATCGGCAACGTTCAGTTCTTCTGTTTTTCCAACACAGACGTCTAGTTTGAGTACAAGTGAATCTACGACAGCCGGGGTATCTCAAAGCGTGACATCCTCAGTATCTCAAAGCATGAGTTCTAGCGTGACGGGAGCTGTGTCGCAGAGCGTGACGGGAGCGGTATCTCAGAGCGTGAGTTCTAGCGTGACAGGAGCTGTGTCGCAGGGTTTGGCAGCGACATTCTCGTCTGTCTCCAGCTCCAGCTCCAGCCTATCCGGCAGCTCCAGCTCCAGCGTATCCGGAACTCCAAGCTTCAGTGTCACTGTCTCTATCAGTTCATCGGGTACTCCTCAAAGTTTCCAGCAGGTGAATAATATAAGCACAGCAATGTCGGCCACCTCCACTCCGCAGTTTTATACAACTGCATTCCCAACAACAACTCCAACATACAGCCCCACCCAGAACGCCACACTTCCTATTATTGTAGTCGATGGTCAGGCTACAAACATGACTACCACAAACGCCCTCATCGGAGCCACATTAGCCCTCATTATCGTCGCAGTCGCGCTTGCTGCTGGACGGTACCTCCCTGCTGGATGGGCACAACGGTTTCGTCGTATGATTCCTCAATCCACAATTGATAAGTTCAAGCGCGATCCCCTCGGATCCGTGACCGAAATGGTCAATGATCCCAAGAGCATTCTTAAGAGTCTCAAGATACCTGATAGTGTGATGGAGTTGGTTCCTCCGGGCATCAAAGATACGTTCCTTCCTACAACAGAAGCCGTAGGTGTAGAGCCTGCGGTGACAGCAGAGCCCGAGCCCAAGGTTGAACCTGAAGGGGAGCGCAAGCTTACTCCGACACCGGAGCCTGAGCCAGAACTGAAGCAGGAGCGCCTTCGCGAACCCTCTCCGGTGCCGTCCAAGAAAGTCATGTTTGAACCCGAAGCAACTAACGATGTTGTAGACGTCCCGGTACTCCCACGGGCGGAAAGCCACGAGGTCGTGGATCTTGGAGGAGTTATCGTTCAGGAACAGAAAGATGAAATCCGTAACCCCGTAACCCTGCAGATCAGTGCCGACGACCTTGCAGAGATTCAGTCAATACTAGCCGAAAAGAAGAAGGTACATGCTGTGGTCTAACTAAAAAATGCCTCGCTTCGTGAGAAGGCAGAATAAACCGAAAAAGCAAAATTATCAGGGGCTTTCACATTCTGCTGGAAAATCGCCATGAGAACTCCAGCCACATCTGTGCTCACATGCGTAAGACTTGGGTATGTGTGCATAACGTTCCTGATATTTTTGATCCAGAGGAGATGTTTCAGGTGTGCTGGGGTTGGTTTCATGGCCGCCGTCAGACGCATATCTTCCATGAGCGCACTGACAAACAGTGATAACTGGGGGTAACTGAACGAGATGAAGTTTTCATGATGAACGTCGAACCCACACTCACGAATCAGCTGAGCGATACGCAACCATCGCCCATCTCTCCGCTCGGTGGATGTCATGGGTGCCGGCTGTCCTTCATGGTACATCGGTCTCCCCGAGAGTCGTCGCCACTCACAAAGTTTCCTGAACCTCCGTAGATCTTCTACGGGGATGGGCGTACGTGTCCATGGATTCTGTATTTCCAACTCCTTCTGCGCCCACTGAATCATTGTGCGCTGATCGAACCAAAAGACCTTCCCTGACTCCACGATGGAAAAGTAGTCAAACGGATGAACCTCCGTCTTGCAATCGAGAGTACTTACATCGTCATCATTGTTGCAGAGAGATCTCCGTAGAACCCCAGGTCCCGCGAGTTTTAGGGGGATGCGTACGCTATACCCTCTCCACGCTGCCTGGAATCTCCGAACACACAAGAGTGCCCCCGGAAACTGGGTGATCCACATGCGCGTATGACGAGTCTTCAGATGGCGTCTGCAGCACGAAAACCCGGGGACAGAGCGTATGCCACACCGTTCCCACGATTGTTGATTTTTACATGCAAAACAGTGCATCCCACTTATCTATTACTTTCAATCATGGTTTAAATACGCCTCCGCACTTGAACCAATTCCGTGCGACAAAAACGGATCGCCCGTCAGCCAGGGTAGTCTAACAGCACAAACCAACACATACAACATGGCAGCACCCGCAGTCGTTAGCGTCTCTAAGATCTCCGCATCCGATATTCAGTTCGCTGACCCCAGGATCAACAAGCAGGGAGGCAAGTCAATCGCATTCAAGTACCGTAGCCAGAATGTCCAGTTCCGTTTCCCTCTCCTCGGCTTCCCTGGCGGGGTGCTGATGAAGGAGAACGAGAACAAGGATGGGAGCACCTCAACCTCTTACACGATGTCGGCGTCGCTGCAGGGATGCGACCCCTACGGTCGCGACGCTGCAACGGGCACGGACGAGGTGTCCAAGTCCTACAACTTCCTCCGCGATTTCCAGGAGTCGGTCATCCAGGCTGCGGTCGCAAACTCTGGCAAGTGGTTCGGCAAGCCGCGCGGTGAGGAGTCCATCCGCGACTCGTTCAACAAGTTCCTGAGCGTGTCGGTCGATAAGACCAACGACGGCTGGGTCCCGAACGGCAAGTATCCTCCGTCGCTACGCTTCAAGCTGCCCGTCTATGACGGCAAGGTCAGCATGGACGTGATCGACTCGGAGGACAACACGATTGCTCTGGCGCCGACGGAGCTCCAGGGCGCTCTGCCGAAGGGCAGCCAGGCGAAGATCATCGCCCAGGGCAGCATCTACATCATCGGCCAGGGCTTCGGTCTGACGTGGCGTCCGTCCATGATGCAGGTGTTCAAGCGCCAGCGCAAGACGGCACGCGAGTACTTCAAGGAGGATCAGGAGGACGGCGAGGAGGTCGTTCCGGTTCCTTCGGGCGGTGCCAAGGCCGCGTTCGCCGAGGAGGAGGATGCTGAGGAGACGGAGGGCGTTGATGAGTCGGAGGCTCCCGCGCCTACGCCTACGCCTACGCCGACGGCCTCGCTGCCAGTCGTAGAGGCGCCGTCGTCAGCTGCCAAGAAGCCCGCGGTGCGTCGCAAGGTCGCGTAAGCACGCGTATCAGAAGGCGGGACATAGATAACGCCATCATCATCTACAAAAATTGTTGAGAAGACATCGAACTTCGGTGTCTTTTTCACTTGCGTGCATCCCAGGTGACCCTTCCCGCCACATCGCACGCAAAGGTCATCTACCGGAACATGTCCCTTCGTGATATCTGCAGGGGTCACAATCGTTAGAGACGTCCGCGCCTTGATATCTCGAACTGTATCCCAGCCATTTTTCATGCAGTCTTCATAGGCCGCTTCAGTCATGATATTCCACAGAGTCTTGTCTGCGCTCACCCAGTCTTCCTGAAACAAGGTCGCCCACGCATTGTCACGAAACCAGTAGCACATATAATCCTCCTCGGAGGTGTGCTCAACAAGTCCTACGCGCTTGTAATCGTCATACAGCCAATACACTTGCAGTTCGCTGGTAGAAAAGGTCGGATCTAGGTTGCCACGAAATACGGAACGACCGTCGTATTCATATTCAGAGACATCGGAGCCCAGATCAAATTCGGTAATATCTTCATCAACGGGATAGAGGGTTCCGCTGGCTGAAATCATTACTGAGTAGAAATAAGATATGCGGTCAAATAACCCGCGCCTACTTCCAAGAGCTTCACAGCCGTATGTTCAACAGAGTTTCCAGGTCGTATTTCACCTTGGAATCCAAAAAACCGAACCCCGAGAACATATTGTAGGGCATGGTAGGCTACAATAGGAACCAGTAGAATAGGGTAGAGATAGGCTACAACACCCGATAACACGTGAAGAATCACGTAGATCGGATCCTTGTACCAGATCTTCATCATTATGTAAAGCTCACAACAATCTTGACGTCGTGTTTCTTCAGCGACTTGGTTGCAGAGTGGGATAGCTCGTGGCGCTTCTTGCGGGTGTGCTCCGTCTCCTTTTTCACATCTCCGGTCGTCGTCATACGCGTCTCCATATCCGCATGGATATCGTCACGATGGGTGAAAAGGTAATCAATGATCCCGTCCTCGATTGCCCAGGCAAAGAAGTTCAGCTGGCCGACGGTGGTGGAGATGCCGCGGAAGTCCAGGCGCTGCCACCGGCAGAAGGGGTCAAACATCTTTTTGCTGTAGGCTTTTAGATGCGACTTGTATGCCAGATACACAATGACGTGGCGATCGTTGTGCATGTAGGACACATTGTTCTTCTTGGCAAAATTGGTCACAAACCAGTCCAGAATACGTAGAGAGACGTTGGACTTACCACCAAGGATGTTCTGTAGGAGTTCCGTGCGTTCTGGGGTATAGAAGGATTCAAGACGATGAAGGACCCAACCCTCCTGTGTAGAGATTTCGGTTGTAGTTGTCATTATCTAACTGGATCTCCTTTTCTGTAAGGGCTTTCGTGGTAAAACGGACTAACTTTAACGGAACTAGTCCTATAGAACAATGGAAGTGTTTGAGCTGCCCTTAGATGCCTGTACGCACCTCACACACCGAATCAAGGCCATTTGCCGGGATCGTGGATACGACTACCGGAATTATAAAGCGCAGGTACATCGACTTCTGGCGACCGACCTGGGTAAGGTGTGGGCCCGCCGGCGTTCAATTTACCGCGTTCTACGAGACTACGGAAAGGCCGATCAGCGGACGGATGCCTGGCACGCCAAGCGGTCCGAGATGATTACGGCATCTGAGGTGACGAAAGCATTTGCAGCGGCTACTCCTTCTGGAAAGCGCGAGCTTCTTCTCAGAAAGCTGGAAGGACCCAAGGTAGAGGGTGGAGGCCCGATTGGCGCATGTCTGTGGGGCACGCAGTTTGAACCTCTGGCCAAGAAGATCTATGGGGATATGCAGGGTGGAGCGGAGATCGTAGATACCTCCTGTGTCCAGCATCCAGTCCATAGGTTCCTGGGAGCATCGCCCGACGGGATTGTCCTGACCAAGGATCCTCTGGATTACCGTTGGGGCAAGTTGGTAGAATTCAAGTGTCCCATCAGCCGTCCTTTCACCCAGACCAGTCCTATCCCTGATGCCTACTACCATCAAATGCAGATGCAGATGGAGTGCTGCAACGTGGATGAGTGCGATTACGTGGAGATGCAGTTCAAGACAGTCCCAAAGGCAGCCTGGAACGACTCGGAGTCGCCCTACAAGGGTGTGATGGCGGTCTATGACAACGGGACGATTGAACATATGGACGAGGAGGCGGACTTCGTGAGCTGGAAGAGTTCTCTTGCGGCTGACGAGTTCAGGGTGATGTTCTGGATTCTCAACAATATCCGTATCGACAACGTCCCTCGTGATCCTCTGTGGATGAAGACGCATCTGGACGAACTAAAAGCGTTCTGGGCGATCGTGGAAGAGTGCAGGAAAGACCCTAGTAAAATAGACCAGTATGCCCCTCCCACTGCCCCACGCGATGCCCCGTCGGTGACCCCCGAGGCGGCTCGTGAGCATCTGGCGCGCGGAGATGGTTTGTCTCCTGCGCGTACGACGACTCTGCGCCTGCAGTTGTCCGATTATACTGAGACCGATCAATGAACTCGGGGACTCCAAAGTGTTCTGTTCCTCGTGACGCAAACAGAACGCCAGCGACCACAAGGGCGGCAATTGCGACCATCAAGATACTGCTGTTTTTCATATTATTTAAAACGGATGAAAAGAAAGATAGATAAGAATAACATCATACACAATGGAGACGCTCAAACTCATGCTGTCTCAACGCGGTGTCCCCGTAACCAACGTCGAGACGCTCACGGTCGAGTTCCCAGGGACGGTGACCAAGATTGGCGATATCATCGTCTTCAAGAGCACTCGCCAGCGTATCAGTGAGAAGGATGTCATGACACTCGTGGGGCTAACGCAGGAACATGGGGGAAAGACGGGAATTGTGATCGTTCCTATCCCGCCATCTGAGACGATTCTGTATGCCGTGTCGCAGCAGAGTCATATTCTGCAGATCTTCCACGAGAGTCAGCTGATTGATATCTCCCGGCACCGGGCTGTTCCTCCACACCGAATTCTCACGCAGGATGAAGTGAAGGCTTTCCTGGCCAAGTACAACATCTCCACGGATAAGATTGTTGAGGCTATGCAGAAGGATCATATTCAGCTGAATGCGGAGACATCAGTCCTTCAGCAGATTGCCATGAAGTACAAGGAGTATTTCCCGATGCCCCAGATCTGGTCGCAGGATGCCATGGCGCGGTGGGTGGGTGCTAAGCCCGGCGATATAGTCGAGATCCTTCGCAAGAGCATCACCGCTGGCGGTACGCCTTACTACCGATTTTGTGTAGCCAGTGTATAATAATGGAGCAGTTCAATAAGCTTCTCGAAGAATACAAGGGTAATTACATTCAATTTTTAGCTACTGGAAGTGCGGAATACCAACGTGCCTACAAGAAGGCACAGGATTTTATAGAAAAAGCTCTGTCTCAGAAGCGTGGGACAGTAGAAAAGGAGGCAGAGGATATGCAGCACTTTACTCAGTCGTTTAAGGAAGACAATAGCGCGCTGTCATCTATGTACGATATGGGTACCGATATGTACAAAGACGCAGATAAGGTGCAGGATCAGTTTGAAGCATCCAAGACTCGCTACGATATGATTAACACTATCGGAGACAAGGGCAATAAGATCAATGTAGCACTGGGGTATGCGATCGTCTGGCGCGTTGCCGTTGTGATTCTCCTGATACCCGTGCTTGTTCTGGTTGGATATTACTGGACTCAGTCGTCGGCGGTGTTTGCCTACGGTGTATCACCGACTACCGCCTACGTCCCCCGATTGTAGCAGGGGCTGGAGCAAAGAGTGACGGGGCAGGAGACGCAAACATACGATAGACAAATAGGACGAACACGACAAGGAGGAGAATGAGTGCGCCGGCAATCAGTCCAAAATAGGTCATCTTATTGGTAAAAGTCGTATTCTCCAGTGTCTCCTTGAGACCCTTGAGTTTTGTTGTCTCGTCGCGAAGCGATCTGAGCTCTCCAAGCTGCTTCTTGTAGAGTTGAAGATCGTTCTTGAGATCGCGGATCTTGTACTTGGAAAACGTATTAAGCTCGCGGTTCCCATCCGTCCAAATACGAAGTAGGCGATTGACTGCCGCTGATAGCCGCTGGTTTGTTTGTAGGATAGACTGGAGCGCGGCGGCGCGAGCCTTGCCATTCTTCTGACGAAGTGCGTCGCGAATCATGCGAAGGTAGCCGTTTTTCACCGATCCGTAAGAACTCATAGAGCTCGCGAGTTCCCGCGACTTGGTTTGATCATAAACTTCAGGATCCATTATATTTGGTAAAGGAAAATTCCGTTGATGGAATATAAGAAGGATGGCAACCTACGTCAGTGCATTTAATACTGCCTCAAAGGGTCTGGCAGGGTACGTGCAGAACCAGTTATCCACAGCTCTGGGATGGCGCAATCTCCCGGGACAGCTGAACAAGATCTCTGCGTCTTCGAGCGGTCACGTGTGGGGATTCAACGTGAATGGCGGTATCTACCGCTGCAAGGAGCCCTGCGACGGACGGAACTGGCAGGGATATGCCCTGCCTGGAGGCGTGGATGGTATGCCGCTGGACATCAATACAGACGAATCGAACGTCTATCTCCTATACGCCCCGCCATCTCCTCCGCCCGAGGATACAGGCGCCGCCATTTCTACGGGTATGATTTCGGTGGGCGACGTGGGCATGCCGCCGGGACACATTGCGCCCTACTACAATGGTGTCATCGTCTCATCGAACTTTCTGGGTCCGAATGCTGCAAGGGTAAGCGAGCTGAGCGCCAGTGGAAAGTACATCCTGACAGTGAAGGATGAGAAGGGTCAGTCGGCGTCAGTCAACATTACGAACATGGGATCGGGTGGCTTCTACTACGTGATCTACAACAACAACTCTTCTGGAAACACGATGTCTAAGAAGTTTGCGGGGTCTCGTCAGTTGTCCCTTGAGATCAAGGCACCGGCTGGACCGAAGAAGGAGCTGCCTGGTGCGCTGGTTGCGATGCGCCCAGTCTCTGGGGGCGGTAGCTGGAAGATCCTCAAGGTCCCGGGTAGCATGCCAAAGTATCCCACAATCAATCTTACAGACTCATTCCTGTTTGTCGGCAAGAAGGGATGCGCGAAGCCCTGCACCACAAGCGCGTGGGTGGATATAAGCATCCCTGGATCTGGAGCAGGTGGCGTAGTGGCTGCGAGTTCAGGATCGGTATATGCGGCTGCGCAGACAGCTAATGGCACGGATGTTTTTAAGAGTTCGCAGACGGGACAGGGCGGATGGACGAATCTGCGAGGACTCAAGAATCGTCTTCCTGTTGCAGTTGCCACTGACAATCGGGTCATCTATACAACCAACGCATCATCGGGAGCGGTAGAGCGTTGCGAGGCGCCGTATGACAGGGCGACATCATGCAAACCTGCTGATATGGAGGGACGTAGCATTTCGGGTCTGCGCACACTGTCGGTGAATCCGTCAAGCAATCAGGTGTATATGACGGCTCAGGAGAACGGAGAGGCGGGTAACATCTTCCAGCGCCTGGACGATATGGGTGGGTCGCACCTCCAAAAAGTTCTCCAGGGCGTTAATCCCTATGATAACCGGATGGACAATAACATCAACTCGATGGGAGATACCCTGAAGCTTCAGCACGAAAAGCTAGTGTCGGGTTTGACACGTAAGACGGCGATTGATGTCCTGCGCGATGCGATTAAGTATGATGGTGATCTGGGTCCCGCGCGCGAGGAGACTGAGAATCTGCGCCGCATGATCAGCTTTGGAAAGGATACGCGCAAGTCGTACCAGGCGAAGATGCTCCCACTGGAGATCATTATCGCTACACTGGCAGTGGTGGCTGTAATTTTCCTGCTTGGCGGATCAGTGACGTCTCCCGAGATAACGAGTGGTGTGGCGATCCTTGCGCTCATCTCAGGGTTTCTGGCTTCACTCTATTTTGCCGTAGTAGGATAATGGGAAGACTCGAGGAGACTCTAGAATATCTTAAACGCGAGATGAAAACTTCGATAGATAAGGTCAAGGCTGTTCAAGCTCCTGATCAAGTCAAGGAAATAGTGATAAAGCAGATCGCTCAGAAATATATGCCACAGATACAGGCAATTCAACAGAAGATCAATGAAGAAGAGGCACCCCCTGCGAAACCCCAGATGTCCCAGGAAAGTATTGAGAAGGAGCGCCGTATCCAGGAGGCTTACACGACATTCGAACGCGCTGCACGGACGCGAGATGAAGACCCCGAAGGGTATGAGCAGGCGAGGTTCCAGTACTATTCCCTGAAGAATGGTCCTGATTGGGCTGCTCAGGAGAAGAAGCGGATTTCTGATAAGAAGATGGAGCCGGTCATCTCTGCCTACCGCAAGCAGTATCAGGATCTGGAGAAGGAGCATTCTCTGCGTAGGACATTCACTGATTCTATCTCAACGATTCGCGACAAGCAGGCGTCGATGAAAAGCTCTCTACAGAAGACCTTCTCGTTTTTCAACGGAATCCTAGACGAGAAAAAGGACAAGATGTCAGTCTATGACCGATATCTTGAACTCACAAACCCCGACTACCGCAAGCTACCGATAGGATCTAACGAGAGCCCTGATCCCGCTGTTGCCTATTTTTCCAAGTATCCCTCCTCGTTCAAGATTGTCCTGGACGTATTTATTGCCCTTCTCATTTTGGCGATTGTGATCTTGGCTGCACTCAAGGGACGCAGCATGTATGCATTCTATCAGAGCACCCCTCGCCCGTACGCACTCAGATAAGCAGAAAATGCTTGAATCCGGGATTTGCCGCGAAACGAAGATTTTCCACGAGGACAGATATCGTTCCAAACGGAGAAAAGACACGGCAGTATGCCCCTGTGAGTGGAAGAGCATCAAACGTCAAAAGACTAGCATAGTCATCGTAGTAGATGATATCGTTATGTGGATCGAGCACGATCTTCATACTGTTATGTTCAAAGCACTGGTATCCTGTCCAGTCAGCCGTATGAAACCCCTGATATCCTGCCAAGGAGTCGTGGGTCGAGGGTTTCCATTTGGGAGGAATCTGAATATTCAGGAAGGGAACCCATACGTACGAAAAGCGCAAGAACGGCGGAACCCGCCACAAACTTGCCGGGACATACTCCAGCTCAAACATGAATGGTATCGGCCCCCACTTCTCTGTGCAAGCATGGCACATTGTCAGTATAAGTTGTCCGGACAGACCTTCGCCGCGACAGTCGTTCATGACAACGTTGTGGGAGACATAGACGGCACGCACCGACTGAGATGTTCCTATCCACCTGCCATACTTTGCCAAGATCATACCCTTTCGCGGGATCCATGCCAGGATATCGCCTGGGCTCGCTGGGCATCGGCGAAGTTTGAATTCGTCTTCCCAGACGGACATACACCATGCCTGAAGCTGTGCCGGAACATCCTTCCATTCTGCTACAGCTACGTCAGGATGCGGTTGATACTTGTGGGTTCGCGTAATCATTGAGTATCTGGTGTCTGGGGCAGTGGCTTTCCGTTGGATTGGAAGGCTCTCCCACATTTCTTACATAGGTACAAGAGAGGAATGGAGACTTATTTAGCATACTGGGTCATAGGTCTCACTGTCCTCGCCATACTGATAGTGTATCACACGTGGAAAGCTGACCGTGAGATGTTTGATAATAAGCGGGAGGAGGGACTGCCGTCCAAATCACACGAGGACTTTGATGAAATCTACGATGAGTTTTATGCGAACGTGTATGACAAGCTCTTCACGATCCCTGAACGGGTCTCGTTTGAGAAGGCGTCTATCAAGGAATACGGTCTTCACGACTGGCCGAAGAAGGAGGTAAAGGTTCTTGACGTATGCTCTGGGACATCGCCGCATGCCGACTGGATGTGCAGGGAGGATATTGATCTGGTAGGTGTAGATACGTCTGAACAGATGTTGAAGAAGGCGCGCGCGAAGTGCAAGGGCGGACGATTCTACAAGGGTGATGTTACGCGGGTAGAGACGTTTCCCCCGAAGTCGTTCTCTCACGCCATGATGCTCTACTTCTCCATCTACCAGTTCCGCAATCAAAAGATGGTTCTAGATAATATTTACTCGTGGTTGCGTCCGGGCGGTGTTCTTATCCTCCACCTGGTGGATCCTGGAAAGTTTGACCCTATTCTTGATGCGGCCTCGCCTTTTGCTGCCTTCTCGGTTCAGAAGTACAGTAGCGAGCGTGTGATTGATTCAGACATCTTCTTCGACAAATTCAAGTACAAGAGCCGTTTCATCAAAGAGCCCGGAGAGGACGATGCGCGGTTTGAAGAAGTGTTTGAGTTCAAGAATCCACCGTCGTACCGGGAGAACATCCATCGCCTACACATGCCAACAGTCAGTGCAATGCTGGATATTGTCCGCTCAGCGGGCTTTTCTCGCCACGAAATGGTGGATATGACACCTGTTGGATACGAGTATCAGTACCTCGTCTATTTTACGAAGTAGTCGGGGCGTCTGCGTCTGCAGATGTAGATGAAAGGCTTTGCCACAGACAATACGAATGGCGGCTATCAACGACAGCCGATCTGTCGCTGATTTTCAACATTTTACCTTCTCGGGTCATTCCCGAAAACTTGCGAACAAATCCCTACTTGAAAGTATTCAGCTAGGTCATGCCGATTATGCGTGTTACTGGAGTCTAGAGCTTCTGTGCTCGGGTCTTGTTCATTCTCTGTGGGATACACTGTTCGAGAGCGCATCTCTATACATTCATCGCTCCTGCCCCAATATCTTTACCTACCTCACCGCGCAGTATGAGCGGTTTGGAGTGATTGAGCGCGGCTTCTCGGTAAGCAATATGACGAGTATCCGCAATCGCGAAGATGCCCGGAATCTCGTATGCGAAACTGCAACGGTTCTTGCTATTGCCAAGAAGCAGAAGACAGTGACTCTGCCTGTCATAAAGCCTGAACACGATTTCCAGGAAACAACAGTGCGTGAGAATTTGCGCGCGACCACCCAGCATGCTGGAACACCTTTTCTGAAGGAGAATGATCCGTACGAAGTGGGGATTCCGTTCAACGAGTTCTGTTTTGCGATCCAGACCAAAGATACCCAGCGCGCACTGTACTGGTTGTCCTGGATTATGCGGTTTGCTACGGAAAAGAAGAAGCAGACAAAACGTGCATTTGAGTGTGCCGAGCGACGGAATCCCTATATAGAGTCCAAGTATGCCAAGCACCTGCACTGGATGTTCTGGGAAGCCATTCGCGCGCAGGGAAATATGTATGTGGAAGCCCTGTTCAAGCTCTACTGCCTGCGCTGGTCAAAGAACAAGACTTACCTAATTACAGCCGTTCTATTTGTGACCGAGGCGCTGAATACGACCGAGCCTGCTCGGCGAAACGAGAATGACATTGCAGCCAACATGCACAAGATCCCGCAATGGATGGAAACGATCGAAGCAACGAAAAATTCCTTCTCTTCAAGACAATAGATAGGTATGGCTGTTCTTGGCCATTCTCATAAGATTCAGATCTCGGCGTTCCAGGCTCTATTGTTTTTCATCTTGGCGAATCCCATTACCTTTTCGGTGGTGGATTCACTGATTATGAGTGTCCTGGGACCTTACAGCTCTATGCGCGTGACAGAGGAGGGGACGCCAACTGGGTTTGGTATCATGCTCCATGCTTCCCTCTTTTTCGCGGTGACTCTTGCGTTGATGTACGTTTAAGTGGTGGCCGTCTAGGAATACAATGTATCGCCTCGTCTCGCTCGAAAAGTATCCCTATGCCCTCCCCCAGCCGAAGAAGGATTACACATCCACCTTCGTTTGGTCCGGTTCCCACGTCCTCGACACACACGAAAAAAAGTGCTGGTCGTACCTCCCTCGCGAAGGAGGGTGTCTAGAGAGGGTATCCCATCCCTATCCCCATCATCTATCGGTTATCCATAATCAGGAGACAGTCCGAGTCAAGATCTACAACAAGAACATGTGGTCAGAGAACGACGATCTCTTCGTGGCAGCCGCGTAATGCCGACGGCTTTCCAAATCGTTCAAGCTAACAATGGAACTGACCGATATCGTCTATCTCGCCTTTGCCACTGTCGCAGTGATTGTCTGTCTGCACGTTAGCGTGTTCTGGGTATCGCGCCTGATTCAGCCCCCGAAGCCCCGTGTCGTCTATGTAGAGCGCGAGCGCCCTGCCCCGCCGCAGCAGTTTATTCCCTCCCCCCCGCCTCCCCCGCCACCGGCGGTTCAGGTACCGACATACGAGCAGCCTCCGATCCCCCAGCCCTCAAATCCTGCGCCGCGCATGGAGCTCCCGCCTCCGATGGAGACACGTCAGACAAAGTGATTTTGACAGAGCGTGCATATATAGATTATACCATGAACCGACTACGAACAACGTACAAATGGGATCCCGCGATCAGGATGACTCGGCAGGGGAAAGTTCCCTCCGAGTTTGCAGTAAAGGTTCCGCAGGGTGTTGGTACTCCAGGTTGGTTGTGTCTGACTCGTGACGAGCAGTCAAAACCGGTCTCGCTTTGGATTCCTCGGAGAGAGGATGCACAGCCGCAAATCCTGCGTCTTGTGTGGGATGAACGGTGCTACGAAGATACAATTTTTCGTATAGAATATACGGGTACGCATATCTTTATTGCTGATGTGTGGCTGTGGAACGGAACTCGGATGTTTGAAAAGATGAACTTTGCTGATCGAGCAACCTTTCTCCGGAATGCGATCCCAGCCGTCTATACTCCCTGCCAAGCCTTTGAAAGCCGGAGAGTCGCTCTTCGGGACGTATCTGCATCTGCTCGGGGATACGAGTACTATACAGATTCGCCTGGTGAAAAGGGTGTTTATTCAGTTGTTGAAGCTACCACTGTCCCTTCGGTCGTGCCCGTTCTTCTTGAATCAAATTGTTATGAGATTGTCGCAACAGATGTTCCAGATGTGTATTCTGTATCAGCAGGTGGGTATCTCCGCGTCAAAACTCTGGCGCTGTCAAAGGCTCTTCGTGCAATGGGTAGGAAGTTCGTTCTTGAATGCCAGAAGAACGCTGATGGAACATGGACACCTGTAATAGAATCTCATTCAAATACAAATGGCTCGCACTAAGAAAGCAGCGCGTCGTGGAGGTGGTTATGGATTCAGTGGTTCTATTTTGGGAAGCGCCAGCGGCTCGAACGCGGGCAATGCCTCATGGAAGTCGGATACGTCCAAGGACTGCGGTGTCATGGCCAATCGCGGAGGTAACAATACGCTAGCGGGTGGTCGTCGTCGTGCCCGCCGCGGGGGTGTAGGTATGTTGGACGATGCGATCCTAGCTGCCAGCACTGGATATGCTGCTCACCGCTTTGCGAAGAAGGGAGGTCGCCGCTCTCGTCGTGGAGGTGTAGGTGCTATTGATGATGCTATCTTCGCCCTCGGTACGACGTATGTTGCCAAGCGTTTCGGGAAGAAGGGCGGACGTCACACCCGTAAGCACCGTGGGGGCAACGTCCTTGCTCTCCAGCAGCCCCGGGCGGGATATACGTTCAATGGAACGGGATCAGCGGGTCTGGCGAACGCGGTGCCTGTAGCACCGAATACGACCAATGTTTAAATTCTAGGCTATAATCAATGAAGTACACGATAGATACAGCCATTGCAGTTCTTATTCTCATGGTAGCTGTCGCTTTCCTTGTCCAGCGCAATCTTGGATATGTAGCTGTCTGGCTGGTGGTGATCACAGCCGTGATTGGGTATGGTGTCAAGATGTCCTTGACGGCTGCAGTCACTATTAGTGTAGCCACTGTTGTTGCGGTGATTCTCATTTCGGGACAGACGCTCAAGGAGCGCTATGAGAACCCCTCCAAGGGCGAGAAAGAGGGGAAGGAGAAGGACTCTGACGAGAAGGAGCCAGAGCCGCATTCCAAGTCCAAGTCTGACCAAATCTCGGACAATAACCTGAATGCCCACCTAGATGCAGGAACCACGATCTTGCACGCCTTTCAGAAGTTGAACCCCGACCAGGTTCTGCAGATGCGCGACGATACCAAAGAGCTGATGGAGACCCAAAAGCAGCTCGTTGAAACATTGTCAAGCCTGGGACCTCAGGTTCAGCAGGGTGCTGAACTGGTGAAGTCATTCCAGGGCATGTTTGGTGGAAATATTAGCGATGTTCTGAAGAAGTAGGGCTCCAGCAGAGTACTGGAACATCTGGTGTTGGGGTGAGTCTGAGCGGATCGCCAGTGGAGGTACGCGAAGTCCAAGAGTGAGGATCTTCCATACCATAAGTGTTGTGCCGAGAGTATAGTATTCTATAGTCTCGCTCCAGCGCAGGATACATGAATAAAAAACCTGCAAAGATGATATCACATAGAAAATCATCTGAAGGGTGCTGTAGTCATATGTTCCTCCGTACGATGCGTAGATGTCCGGAAAACATAAAAATACGACCCACGATATTAAATGGCTGAGCGGCTGTACAAACATTCCCGAAAAACGTAGAGCGCGAGATAGAAAACTGGGATCCGAAAACTGAGTGCGAAGTTCATTGTATCTCCACACCACCTTCCCGTGATTCGGGTGTGCTGTGAGTGTTTTGATCATCTCCATGAGGGGCGTCAGAGATTATAATACCATTTGAAGGAAAATCTACCTGATTAAACGTCTTGTCCAGATAGGACCAGTGCAGTCCCTTACCGTTCTCTACGATGATATCGAGAAGGGGGCGTGTAATTTTATTCCCTTCGACGACGAATGGAGAGAGGAGGGCTGTGCAATCAACCTTAGTTCCCTCCTCTGTAGTATACCCAATATAATACCACGGAGGGATCGGAGAGTCATACAGGTCGCGAATCCGATAGGTTTCGCGAGGAACCAGGCTCCAATGAACGGCAACGCGGTGATCGGTGAAGTCGGGGGTCTCGCGGCGGGTATGATGGAGGAGAACCTTGTTGGCATACATCTCGGGGAGCTCCTCGCGCGTATCTGCATAGTTCGTCAGCTCCTCCTCAAAATCGTGCAGCTCCCATACCTCAGTCGCATACGTCGTTGACAGCCTACGACATCCACGCGGGTAGATCGCACATACCCAATACCACGCGCGGATAAGGGTGTTGGCGACTGATGTCTGGAACTCTTCCATTTTGTATGTTTGGGCCTCCTATCCTTAAAACACTCGGGACAACGTCTAGTGCGTCATCTTGGACCACGTGCGGGCATCGCGGTCATCATGGACTGACTTACCCCGGTGGGTCGTAATCTCGCGGACGGCCGTCTTCAGCTCGTTGTCAATGCCCAGACCCATGGCTACTGATGTCGCCAGGGCTGTGATCAGGAAGGGAAGGGCAATGACAAACCAGGCTACAATGCCGAGGTTGAGGCGGCAGAGCAGGTCGAGGATAAAGATCGTGGCACCGCCAAAGAGTACCTTGCTCACAACTGTGAACCACGCAAAGTCGGCAACATCAAAGCCAAGTTGGACGGCCAAGAACAACGCATAGAGAAGTGCAGGGGGGCACAGATTATCTATGAATTTCATTTTCGTGCTTTGTGTATAGAACATAAAAAATGAGCAGCAAGGAGGTCACGGAGATTATCAGCAATACGGGAGCCGATCAGGCCACAGCCGAGAAGGCTCTGGAATCATCGGGTGGAAACGTCCTGGAGGCGATCATTAGCTTGACGGCTGTCCCGCAGGTCAGCGGACAGAAGTATATTCCAGCGACACCCAAGGTGGATGATGGTCTTGCCCCTGAAGTTCGTGAAAAGCTGATCAGGGCTCGACAGCTTGCGGATCTTCTCACCTTCTCAGCGAAAAACGACCTCCGCGCAGCGGCATCCCACCACCCGCCGCTGGCGCGCGTAACTGAAGAGTCGGAGTAGGCATCTGTGCAACAGCTTTGTTGCTTATAGTGGGGGCGGGAGCAAACCGAGTTCCGTAATCAAAGAACTTCTTTTCAATCTCATCAATATCCTTGAAAATATTGAGGCTGTATGCTGTATCATATGCCTGCTTTGAGTATTTAGCATACTCGTCAGGATCTGAAAGCCTTTTAACAGCTTTTATCCATTCAATTACGTTGGTGTTATCGAGCATTAGCTGCGACCCCGCGATCCATTCACACATTCCTTCAGTACTTCCAGATTCACGTGTATTTGCAGGGTTTGTTCCATCCATTGGCTTGGTATGTAGGACGGGGATCCCATTGTACATCGCTTCAAACGCAACCCGTCCCCAGCTTTCATAAAGTGACGGAACGAGAAGAATCCGCGTCTGTCTCATGATATCCCGAATATCATCTTGGGCATCGATCCACTTGATATTGGCCATGTTCTCAGGCACTCCAATCTTATTGTAATATGGGCGAACACCCATAAACTTCACCTGAGGTAGGCGAGTCGCGAGCTCAATAAAGAGAGGCAAACCCTTCAAGATGTTCGCATTGATCAGTGTTACGTATTTTCCGTAGTGCTTTGTACCCTTCTCCTGGAACTTTACCTCGTTCTCAATCATGATCGGTCGAATCGGTTCAATCGTCTTAAAATGGTGTTCTCCAATACGAGATCGAGCGTTATTCGTAATGTGATTGCTGATAACCCAGAGGAACTCTGCCCAATCAGGTTTGTAAGGGAGTTCATCTAGATTCTCTCCAAAATGCATGGTGATAACGATCGGTTTATGAAATCTTCCATTCAGCCGACGGACAATCTTTAGTGTAGGAAAATGAGCAGTAGACCAAATATTCGCCGCGCTCATCTCGTTTTCCGCGTTGGTATAAAATATCCATGGAAGTCCGCGATACTCTCCACGAATAGGGTAACCGTTCCGACGCGTAGTTACAAAGCTAACTGTGTGTCCTCGCGCCTGAAGTAATTTTGCAATAGCGATGTCGTGAAAGAATGCACCGCACGCATCGGGCATCTGGTTCGCGAAAAATACAATTTTCATATTGGTTTATTGAGATACTGCTTTCTGGCGTAGCAGACGCGTAGGATCTCCGCCACGCGACCAGCTCTGCACGAAGTTTCCAGCCTCCTGGATATCCGTCTTAACGCTATTGAGCAAAGGGTCAAACTGGTTGGCAAAGAACTTGTCCGATACGGTAGAGCACTCCTTCCGCGTGCGCACGGGTACGCTTTGAATCAGCTGGCTTTCCGTATCCTTCTCTCCTGCCGATGGCCCGCCGGCCATGTAGGGAGTCGTTGCCCACGGACGAGCAAATGTCTGCTGGTGTCCCTTGGCCCGCTGTGTGCCCGCATCTCCCAAGGCAAGGCGGGAATATAGATCAATGTCGCATCCACCGGCAGCGGTATTGCCAAAGTTGCCTGTATAGTTCATGGTCACAAACTGAGACGCCCAGTCGGCCTTAGAGTCAAAGTCTTGGCAGGGACTGGGTTGCGGGCGAGCCGTGGATAGGTAGTAATCCTGCTGCTGCTTATTGTCCCGGGCATCGTATCCCATCTGTGTTACATCATTCTTTGGGCGCGTCGGGGCATAAAACCACGATAGCGGGTTGTTGGTCTGAGGCTCCTGGTCAGTCATTATTACTAAAACGGATAAACATTTATGAGTTCGCTACTCTGGAGTATTAGTAGAATGTCCGTTCTTTGTCCTTGTGATTGGATTGAGCACGACCAGTACGCAAAGTATGTCATTGATGTGTATGGAAAGACCAGCGAGGGCGAGACGGCTATGCTCCAGATCAGGGGCTACAAGCCGTATTTCTATATTGAAGACCACCCCAACGCTCGGAAGATCCTGGCAGGCGCTACATTGACTCCCCAGAACAAGCAGGATGTGTTTGGAGGGTTCAACTTTTACAAGACGACCAAGGTTCTCAAAGTAGAGGTTGGGTCGAAAAAGGAGTTTGTGGAGCTGTCAAAGATCGCAAAGGCTTCCGAGTTGAAGGTCTATGAAGCAAATCTTCCTCCTCTCCTGAGGTTCTATCACGATCGGGAGATTTCTCCGGCGTCTCCAGTCAGCTTCGTGTCATCGGGCAAGATCAAGTCCGACGACATCAACGGGTGGTATGTCGAGGCAATCAATATCAAGAGCTCATCACCTGGAAAGGAGGTTCCTCTGTTGGTCGCTGCATACGATATCGAATGCACGTCACGGAGCGGTCAGTTTCCGATGCCCCGCAAGTCGTGGGAGTATGTGACCAAGAAGATCCAGAAAGATTTGGAGACCGCGCCAGAGGATGAGTCGATGACCACAATCTTTCAGAGGCGACTGGCTCTGGAAGGTCTGCACCGCGAGGTGAAGCTCACCCCATTCCTCACCAAGAATGCTGATCATATTGAGAATAACAACTGGGAAGCGGTGGGGAAGGATCTTGAAAAGCTTGTGGGAGGGGATATCGGCGACCCCGTCATCCAGATTGGGATCACCCTGCGGTGGTCAAACGATATGATGAAGACCTATCGCCGCAAGGTGTTTGTCTGGGGCAGCGTGACTCCGTCGGACGATCCTACGGTCACGTTTGAAGGGTATGAGACGGAGGCGGAGATGATCGAGGCGTTTGAGCAGTTTGTCAAGGAGGAGGAGCCTGATATCATCTGTGGATACAATACGTATGGCTTTGACGACAAGTTCATTGTAGAGCGAGCAAAAATCAACGGACTAACCCTGAATCTTGGTCGTGGATCTATCTGGGGCGATACACTGCAGAAGAAGACGTTTGAGCTGGCGTCGGGGAAGTACGAGGTGCAGTACATGAAGACACCTGGTCGTCTGACGATTGATCTTCTGCTGAATATGCGGCGCGAACACAACTTGGACTCTTACACCCTGGATAACGTGGCTTCCACCTTCCTGCGCGATAAGGTGGTGTCACTGGAGGGAAAGAAGATCAATACCAAGACGACCCGTGGTCTGTACGTAGGCAACTACGTGCGGTTTGATATTGTGGGGAACACGCTGAATCCCTACCGCGAGGGTCAGAAGTTCTTGGTGACAGAGATCACACCCAAGAGTTTCACGATCAGGGAGGAAGGGCTGTTTGAGGACTTGTCGGAGGAGGATCGCAAGTGTCTGGAGTGGTCCTTCACCAAGGACGATCTGCATCATCTGGAGCTGTTCAAGATGCACGAGGGTACGGCAGCAGATCGGGCAGTCATTGCCAAGTACTGCATCCAGGACTGCGATCTAGTGCTGACGCTGATGGCGAAGCTGGATACGCTGACCAACGCGCGGGGTATGGCCGACGTCTGCTTTGTTCCCCTGCAGTTCCTGTTCCTGAGGGGGCAGGGTATCAAGATCTATTCGCGCGTAGCCTACGAGGCGTCCAAGCGCAACCAAATCATTCTGGATCAAGAGTCGGAGATGGGGGATACCAAGTATGAGGGCGCGATCGTTCTGCCTCCGCACATCGGGATGTACCTCGATACGCCCGTAGCAGTTCTAGACTTTAACAGTCTGTATCCGTCATCCATGATCGGTGAGAACCTGTCACCCGATACGCTGGTGGCAGTGAAGACTTATGACAAGTCTGGGAACCTGGAAAAGACAGAGGGTATGAAGGAAAAAGTTCCTGGTTCCCATCAGATTACGTATGATATCAAGGATGGTCCTGATATTGGTAAGAAGCACGTGTGCATCTACGCCCAGCCCACGGAAGACAACCCGCTCTCGAAAGGTCTCATTCCGATGGCGCTGGAGATCATGTTGAAGAAGCGCAAGGAGGCGCGCAAGAAGATGGAGGATCCGGCACTGGACGACGCACAGAAGTCGGTATTCAACGGTCTGCAGCTGGCCTACAAGGTGGTTGCCAACTCGATCTACGGTCAGCTGGGGTCGCGGACATCACCCATCCGCAAGATCTGTGTAGCCGCATGTACGACCGCGGTCGGTCGGCGGTCTCTCCTGTTTGCAAAGGAGACGGTGGAGACGGAGTTTGGGGCCACGGTAGTGTATGGGGATACGGATTCTATCTTCGTGAAGTTTCCGACCAAGGATCTATCGACGGCGATCAAGCAGGGTCAGGAGGCGGCCACGATGATTACGTCACGATGCCCACACAAGGCATTTGTCATCGGTTACGAGAAGACCTTCTATCCGTTCATTCTGTTCTGCCGCAAGCGGTATGTCGGCATGAAGTATGAGGAGGATCCCACGAAGTGCAAGCGCGCATCCATGGGTATCGTCCTCAAGCGTCGGGACAACGCGCCTATTGTGAAGGATGTGTATGGTGGCGCACTGGATATCCTCCTGCTGCAGAAGGATGTCAAGAAGGCTGTGAAGTTTGTGAAGAGTATGCTACTGGACGTCATCCAGAGCAAGTTGGCTCTGGACAAGTTTGTGGTTACCAAGCAGCTGCGCGATGATTACGCGGCCATGAAGGAGAACTACACTGGCAGGGCAACTCTGCCTGCTCACCGTGTGCTGGCTGATCGGATGACGGCTCGTGATCCTGGCAACGCTCCGTCGGTCGGTGAGCGACTCAAGTACGTGCATATCCAGAGCGACAAGAAGCTCCAGGGTGAGCGCATTGAGCACGTGGATTACGTGAAGGAGAAGAAGCTGAAGCTCGATTCACAATTCTACATTACAAATCAGATTCAGAACCCTGTGGCTCAGCTGTTTGCTCTATGTATTTCTGAGGTCGATGGGTATCGCGAGCCGTCGCCATCCTACAAGAAGATGTATGATTCTATTCTGGCAGAATACGATGATCCGGAGAATGCGGAAAATCAGGAAGAGGCGATGTTGGGGGTACTAAAACACAAGGAGAAGCATCTAGAGAATCTCCTGTTCCTGGGTGCAGAGTATATCCAGAATGCGCTTCGCAATTCTCGGACCGGACCGTTGGATTCGTTCTTCAAGAAGGTAAAGGCATAAGTTGGAAGGATTTTCAGCCTCTGTGTCTATGTAAATAAACAAGTATGAACCGAGATCTACTCGATGCTCTTTCAGATATTTGCCATGCGAGGGCATCTTTTTTCAGGCGTTCGGCTGGAAATTGGAACATCTATCCCCAGCTGAATGTCACCCAGTTCCTATCCAACGAGACCAATCTTCTCAGTATGCTGTCTCGTTTCCAAACTGTGCCTCCCCCTCCCGCGCCAGCGCCTGCACCCCCACCCGCAGCAGCGCCTCTTGATCTTGTTCAGTTGCTCTTTGGGCGTGATGCGTTTGTGGGTCTAGGACAGCGGCAGGGCAATTTTTGGGATCCAGTGCAGGTCGGTCTGACGCCCCAGCAGTTTGTGGCAGCGACTCGGGAGTACCAACCCGCCGAATTTGCAGAGCAGGACCAGTGCTGTATCTGCCAGGAGAGTATTGCGAGCGAAGCGTCTATTGATACTCTATGTCCCACCTCTTCTACTACTGCTGAAGGAGTAGCCGTCACCAACCACCACAGCCTACACCGGCGGTGTGCGCAGGCATGGTTTTCCATCAGTGCGCGCTGCCCAGTCTGTCGGGCGGATTTACGAACACTCAACTCAACTACTACAAATGCCGGAGCACCAGGTGGAGAGCCCGACAGCGAAAGCGACACTATCCCAGACTCCCAATAAAAAGGTTGTTGTTTGTACCCCAACCTACAACCGGCGCTTCTGCCTTGATTTTTCGGTGGAGTGCTTTTGTCGTCAGACGTATCCTAATCTCCATTGGGTGATCGTTGATAACTCATCTGACGACGAGAACTCTTGGAAGGATATTCAGCAGAAGGAGGGTCTGTCCATAACCTATGTCCGGATCCTTGAGAAGAAGACGATCGGTCGGCTTCGCAATATCATGATGGAGGAGGCGCTCAAGCATGCCCCTGATTATATCGCGTTCTGGGACGATGACGACTACTACGTCCCCGGTCGCATTTTGACATCGGTGAATGCCCTGGAAAACAATCCCAAGCACGACATTGTAGGCTGTGAGATTATGAGTGTTTTCTTGACCCGTGAGAATATTCTTATGGATGTAGGTCCATATGGACGCAATCACGCTACGGCTGCAACGTATGTATTCCGTGCAGAGTGTGCTCGGACTCGCTATTTCTTGGAGACGGCATCCAAGGCCGAGGAATCAACCTTTACGCGCGACTGGACCCTGGAAATGATTATGCTTCCCGCAAAGCAGATCATGCTGGTTCTCGGACACTCGCAGAATACCGTGAATAAGAGTGAGATCTTTGCGGATCCCAGGAAGTTCGGGAGCCGCATGAACAACGCTGACAACGCCAAGAACATTGTCAGGTTCCAGTGGATCCAAGATCCCAATATGTGGGCTGTTTTCCGTAAAACATTTCTTGATGTTTGAACAGATCGGCAATCGCGTCTCCAGTGAGCGGAGTCTGGTGTAGTGTATCTGATTGCCCGTACTGAAACCTATTCATAATTCGTCGCACATCATGCTGACAATCTTTCACTACTTTTTGGAACTCTTCAAATTGCATAGATCTATGCGTTGGAAGATTTTCATAGAGAATCCGGGCGTTCAACGGAATACATCGATGAAGAATCACGTGTTCGGGGACACGTTTGAAAATAATGGGCATTTCGTTGGCCGTGCAAAGAATCGGGACTGCACGGGTGGGATCGCGAATCCAGTCTAGGAGTTTGCGCTGAGCATGGGGATCGCTGCCATCCACTTCATCCAGGATCACACACGTTTTCCGCGGTTTGTTACCATACTTTAGAATGGATGTAAAACTTACAGGTGCCTTGCAGGAGTCGGACAGTTTAATCACATCTTCGTGAGAGCGCAAAGACCGGGATGCATTGATTTCCAATGGTTCGTATCCCAGCGTCTTGGCAGCCGTCAGAACAAGTGTGGTTTTTCCAATGCCTGGGGTTCCACAGATGATCACACACTTTCCACGAGGATTATCGCGGAGATAGTCGCGGAGTATAACTTTAGCTTCTGTGTGCCCCACAATCTCATCAAATGTCTGTGGGCGATATGCCTCCGACAACATTATACTACTAGTTGTTTAGTTACAAAGTCCTTTCCAAGTTGTGCCGCACTCACGAGCAATCTCGCACTCCTTGCCCTTGTATAACTCAGGCTTAAACGGTTGGCATTTTGTCTTGTAGGCAGGAGTGCAGACTCCGTCACTCTCGATCCAGCGATCGGGACATTTAGGGCGAAATCCCCTATCTGCACCTCCGTCATACCCTGGACGCACGACAACAATGGGAATCAGCTTCAAGTAAAAGTAACTAACGATGGCAAGAACAGTTAGGCTGGCGATGACCACGACGAGATCCTTGAGGTACGGCGTAGGTTCATACATTCTCTTCTATTTAATTACAAGAGTATAATGAGCACCCTTGCTGCACGACATGTGTGCGATACCTATTATACAACCACTCTGAACCCCCTTGTCCAGCACCACATCGACTCATTCAACGACCTGGTGGAGCGACGTATTCCCCTATTCATAGCGGCTTCCAACCCTGCTGTGAATCTAGTTCTGCCACCCATGGTGGGGTCCCCCGATACGGAACGGGCGATCCGCATCTACTTTGAAAACGTAGGATACCGCCCTCCCCTGGACGAGCGCGATAACGTCCTCTCTCCAAACGTCTGCCGGACAGAGAACAAGACCTATTCGCTCGATATCATTGCCGATATGAAGGTAGAGTATCAGCTGAATGAGACCACAAAGGAGGAGGTCCTGTTCCCTAAAATCCTGCTGGGACAGATGCCGCTGATGCTTCGGTCTCGCTACTGCCATCTCACAGCCATGGATCTGGACCAGCTCTATGCTCAGGGCGAGGACTACCATGAGCTGGGAGGGTACTTTGTAGTTGATGGTAGCGAGCGTGTTCTGCTAGCCCAGGAACGGCTCGGCAACAACCTTTTTTACGCTGGCTCACGAAAGGTGCAGACCCGGCAGGAGGAGGAACAGGTGGGGGGCAAGACGGAAGAGGCAGCCGATATTGTGGAATATTATGCCGGTATTCGCAGTGTCAGTGAAGACGGAACGCGCGGGCCGTATTCTCATTACTTGGTCATTCCTGCTGCCCGGAGCGAGATCTCGTTGGAGGAAGCAGCGAAGCGAACCAAGCATTATGGTTCCTCCCGTATCCGCGGCATGCCCGTGATCACTCTACCTGGATTCAAGATCCCCGTTCCTATTCTATCGGTCCTCCATCTCATGGGGATCAATACCGATAAGGATCTATACGATAGTATCTTTTTCGGAATCCCTGCACCCGATCGTACCGTCTATGATGACCTATTCCTCCAGCTGATTTTGGGACATAAGCCCGAGGGAAGCGATCTGGACACCCTGATTGTGGCGACCAAGAGCCGCAGTCAGGAAGAGGTCTTCTACAACCTACAAGCGATGCTATTTCCCAATATTGAGGGAACGGAGGTTGCGGCTCTGTACCGCCGGAAATCGTATGCTCTCGGCTACCTCCTCCGTCTCGCAATGGACAATGCCCTGGGACTCAAGAAGCCTTCTGATCGTGACCACTTTCAGTTCAAGCGCTTTGATGTATCTGGAGATCTGTGCTTCCAGGAGTTCAAGCGCATCTACAAAGAGATGGGTAAGACCATGAAGCTGGAGATGGATACACGCATCCACTACGAGCAGAAGATTTATAGTGGCAAGGGATTCACTACTCTCTTGCAGACCGAGAATCTACGTCGGTTCTGGAAGAATTATATGCTACTTTCAGACCTGTCCAAATCCTTCAAGGGAAAGTGGGGAGGACGCGATGGTGTCTCTCAGATTATCAGTCGTATTTCGGTTCTAGGTATGGTGAGTATGCTTCGCCGTTCAGTCCTGCAGATGGATGCCTCGGTGAAGGCTCTGGGGGCCCGCCGCCTCCATGGAAGCTCCTTTGGATTCACGTGCCCGTCAGATGTCCCTGACGGTCGGTCAGTCGGTATGACCAAACACTTTGCTCTCTTGACTACGGTATCCACGCAGTCTGAATCGGCTCCTATCCGCAAGATTGTGGATGGGTTTGGAGGATTCCGGCCAACAGAAACAATTCATCCGTCGGCGTGGGACTCGTCTTGGACAACGGTGTTCTTGAATGGGGATATCTACGGCGCTGTGACTGCAAAGACTGATGAGCTTTATAAGAAACTGGTGGAGTACCGTCGCTCGCAGCAGAGTGGTATTTCTACAGCCTGGAATCGTATGGACAATGTTCTTACGCTCTGGTGCGACCAGGGCCGCCCAATTCGTCCAATTTATCGCCCCGGAGTTACATCTACCGCAGTCACAGCCAAGAAGACGTGGAGTGATATGATGTCCCTCTTTGATATGGTGGATGCTGATGAGTCGGATACGATCAAGATTTCAATGGCTCCCTTTTCCAAGGATATGTCGTCTGAGATCCACGGAGTGTTTATGCTGTCTCCCCTCTCTGCTGTCATCCCCTTCTGCAACCATAATCCCAGCCCGCGCGTTTGCTTCTCCACTGCCCAAAGCCGTCAGGGAGCGTCATGGTATCATTCCAACTTCAACAAGCGCTTTGATACGATCACTCTTATCTTGAACAGCCCTCAGCGTCCCGTTTGCGAGACATGGTTGTATCCCCATGTCCTAGGGCGCGGAGGATGCATGCCCTACGGCGAGAACGCAATTGTGGCCATTGCAATTTACTCGGGGTATAATCAGGAAGACTCAGTGATTCTCAATAAGGCTTCGCTGAATCGCGGAATGTTTGGTACGACCTACTTCCATTCTTATACGGTGATGGAGGAGGTCACAAACCCGATGATGGGAACGCATACAACATTCATGAACCCTGCGGAAAAGAACCTGAAGCCCAAGGCGGACAAGGATTACTCCAAGCTGGATTCTAATGGAATTATCAAGCTGGGGTCGATGGTAGATGTGGATACTGTGCTGGTCGGTATTGCTACTGAGAGCTCCGACGTATCTGCTCTGCCCAAACGTGGGCAGACGGGACGAGTCGATGGAATCCAGATGTTCACCACTACAAGTGGGTTTGGCAAGAACAAGGTCACTCTGCGTGGAGTCAAGATCAGGGTCGCAGAATCTCGCAGACCTATCCTAGGTGACAAGTTCAGTTCTCGTGCAGGACAGAAGGGAACTGTTGGAGCAATTATGGAGGAGTCGGATATGCCTTTCACTGCCAAGGGACTGCGCCCGGATCTTATCCTGAACCCCCATGCTATCCCTTCGCGCATGACCACTGGTCAGATGCTGGAGACCATGTCTGCCCGTATAGGAACAACGGTGGGAACCCTGGTGGATTCTACACCCTTCTGTGCCCAGAATCAGGTAGAAGAGTACCGTGATGCACTCAAGAAACTTGGGTTTGAACCAAATTCGTCGGAGTGGATGTACAACGGTATGACAGGAGAGATGATGGAGATGGAGATCTTTATTGGTCCCGTCTATTACCTGCGATCAAAGCTGATGGTAGAGGACAAGATCAACTATCGCGACACGGGGGCCAAGACACTCCTCACGCATCAGCCGCTGGAAGGTCGGTCGGCAGGCGGTGGTTTGCGTATCGGCGAGATGGAACGCGATGCCCTAGTCGCCCACGGTGTCTCAGGATTCATTGAGGAGTCGTTTATGAAGCGGTCAGACGAGGCAGAAGTTATTTACCAGCCCGAAACTGGTCTCCTGGATTCCACTGGTGATGGACCAGTTGAGAATCTTCGGATGCCTTACGCAATGTCGCTGTTTGTCAAGGAAATGGAGTCCATGCACATTTCCGTAAATATCAAAAACGGACAAGTTTAAAAACAAGGTCGCCATAACCTATAAGAATGTACGTAATCAAGCGCGACGGGTCTCGTCAGGACGTATCGTTCGACAAGGTTCTTCACCGTATCCAGACTCTTGCCGATGGACTGGACCATGTGAATCCCACAATTGTCGCACAAAAGGTCTGCACCCAGATCCAAGACGGTATTAAGACCGCTGAACTTGATGATTTCGCAGCAGAGACGGCTGCCATGTTGGTGGGTCGTGGGCATCCCAATTACGGAAAGCTGGCAGCGCGTATTGCAATTGATAACCATCACAAGAATACGCCTGCCACATTTGCCGAGTGTGTTATCGAACTCTTTGCCGAGGGTGTAATCTCCCAGAAGGTTCATGATGTGGCTGCAAATATCGCTATCCAGCAGATGATCGATTACAATCGCGACTTTGATCTATTTGATTACTTTGGGTTCAAGACGCTGGAGAAGAGTTATCTCCATAAAGTCAATGGAAAGGTCGTGGAGCGCCCTCAGCATATGTGGATGCGCGTAGCCATTGAGATCCATACTGATGAGTACGTAACAGAGCACTACGGATATCCTATCCAGTACATCCCGAATCTCGATCGTATTCGCGAGACGTATGATGCCCTCTCCCTCGGCTACTTCATTCACGCGACGCCTACGCTGTTCAATGCGGGAACTCCCCACCCTCAGTTGTCCAGCTGCTTCCTCCTGGATATGAAGAGCGATTCTATCAAGGGGATCTATGAGACGCTCAGCGACTGTGCCCAGATCTCCAAATGGGCTGGTGGCATTGGTCTGGCGATCCACCGGATTCGGGCTAAGAACTCCACCATCAAGGGAACTAACGGCAAATCTACGGGGATTGTGCCGATGCTGAAAGTCTATAACGACACGGCTCGGTACGTCAATCAGGGGGGTAAGCGCAACGGGTCGTTTGCAGTGTACCTTGAGCCCTGGCACGCGGATATTGAGGATTTCCTGCGTCTGAAGCTGAATACGGGAGCCGAGGAAGATCGTGCGCGTGATCTCTTCTATGCACTCTGGATCCCCGATCTCTTCATGAAGCGAATGGAGAAGAACGAGAACTGGACGCTGATGTGCCCGAACGAGTGCCCGGGGCTGGCGGATGTCCATGGCGCGGAGTTTGAGGCGCTGTATTGCAAGTACGAGGCGGCGGGAAAGGGGCGCAAGTCGGTTCCGGCCCAGAAGCTCTGGCAGATGGTTCTAGATGCACAGATCCAGACTGGGACACCCTACCTGTGCTACAAGGATGCGGCAAACGCCAAGTCCAATCAGAAGAATCTGGGAACGATCAAATCCAGCAATCTGTGTGCTGAGATTATGGAATACACAACGGACGACGAGACGGCAGTCTGCAATCTCGGCAGTATTTCCCTGACCAAGTTTGTCAAAGATGATGGGTCATACGACTACGATGCCCTACGGCGTTACACGTCAATCCTGGCTCGCAATCTCGACAAGGTGATCGACCGTAATTTCTATCCCACTCCCGAAACTGAGCGATCGAATATGCGCCACCGCCCAATCGGGATTGGCGTGCAAGGACTCGCGGATGTTCTGGCGAAGATGAAGCTCGCATGGACATCCGATGCGGCTGCCGATGTAAATCAGCGTATATTTGAGCATATCTACTATGCCGCTCTGGATACATCGGCGGATCTGGCGGTTGAGAAGGGTGAGTATCCTCTGTTCTGGGACTCTCCTGCCGCCGAAGGTATTCTCCAGCCTGATCTTTGGCGAGTCACCCCCCTCACAGAAGAGCTTGGCTGGACAGCTCTTCGGCAGAAGGTCAAGACAAACGGTCTGCGTAACTCTCTCTCCATTGCCCTGATGCCTACCGCATCCACATCACAGATTCTGGGCAATAATGAGTGCTTTGAGCCCTTTACCAGCAATCTGTATGTTCGCCACGTTCTCGCTGGCGATTTCATGGTTCTCAACAAGTACCTCGTTCAGGATCTTATTGAACTGAATCTCTGGAACCCTGATATGCGGACCTCCATCATTGCAAACAATGGGAGTGTTCAGGGTATCGCGGAAGTTCCCGCCGAACTGCAAGAGCGATACAAGACGGCATGGGAGATTCCCATGAAGACGATTATCAACATGTCTGCTGCCCGCGCCCCGTTTGTTTGCCAGTCCCAGTCTCTCAATCTGTTTGTTGCTGATCCAACCTATGCGCGTATTTCGTCGATGCACGTCTATGCGTGGAAGAAAGGGCTCAAGACTGGATGTTATTATTTGAGAACCAAGGCCGTCGCGTCTGCGCAAAAATTCACAGTTGACCCCGATGTTCGTCCGCCCGAATGTTTGACCTGCTCGGCGTAAAAAATTCTATCTATTCAAGTATAAACAATGTCCGGATCTTGGTATTCATCTAGTGCGTTCCCTGTTGGCGCCGCAAAGGTCGGTGGTCGCCGCCACCGTGGAGGTCAGGAGGAGGAGGAGGCTGCGACGGGTGGTCGCCGCCGCCGCCACCGTGGAGGTCAGGAGGAGATGCCTGAAATGGACGGTGGCTCCTACTACGGCGGCCAGGAGGAGGGTGGCCGCCGCCGGTCTCGCCGTGGAGGCCAGGAGGGTGCTCGTCGCTCGCGCAAGGCTGGCCAGGTTGTCGCCAAGGCGGGTCAGCTGGTCAAGGCGGGCCAGGAGGCCGTGAAGGCGGGCCAGATGGCCGTGAAGGCGGGCCAGGTTGCCAAGGCGGGCCAGGTCGCGCGCGCGGGCCAGACTGCCGTCAAGGCGGGCCAGGATGCGGTGAAGGCCGGTCGCCGCACGAAGAAGGCGGGCCAGGCGCTGAAGACGGCTGCGCGCCGCCGGTAGAGGTTTAAATCTAACATTTTTTAGGTAGAGCAACTGCTTTACCGCTAAAAATGTATGTTCTTACACAGTTGTCTTGAGGTACTCGCCGATGCTGGATAGCATTTTAAATAGATCCTCAGTGAATCCAAAGTGGCATCCGTTGGGTTCCGTACCCTTCGGGACGCGGCGGCTGGAGGTAGTCCTTGGATGTACCAGGCTCACAATGATCTCCTGAGGCGACAGCTCGCGGCACTCGGATTCACGACCCTTGATGAACGACTCTCCCTCTGCGATTTTCACATCCTCGGGGAAGCCACGCTCCTCCCAGAACTTCTTCGTATAACACATCGTCGCCTCTGAGACGCGCATACACTGCGGCAGGCGCATCGGGGGCACATTCACAAACGAAGTATAATTGGCAATATCGTAGGATGGAAGAGTGGTGCAGAACACGGCACTCTTCTTTGCACGAAGCATCATACTCACCCGAAACAGAATGCTGTTTGGTGGATAGATATCGTCGTCGTCCATATGGATGATCACAGGGAACTTGGCAATCTGTGCTCCCATATTACGCTTCCAGGCAATCGTATGACCAGCCATGACATAGACGTGCCGACCGAATGGAACGCTCTTCACAAACTCCTCGGAGGTATCCTTGCCATCATCCAGAACAATCCACTCAAGCTTGTCCTGGGGATAGCACTGCGAAGACACACATCCCGCACAGATCTCCATGAACTTTTGGCGGTCGCGCGTAGGCGTAACAATCGTGACACCCGGAAGCTCATCTTCGGGTACAGCTGTCTTATCAACAGAGTACTCGTCCGCAGTAGAGTAGGTCTTCAGGAAGGTCTGCATCTTGCTCACCCAGTCGTTCTGGCGATCCACATACTTGTCCGCATTCTGCCCGCCCATCTCCTTCCGATCGCTGAACTTCTTCACCGAATACTCTTGGAGAGCCTCCACCACCGCCTCAGGATTGGTCTTCTTGATGACACCCAGGCACTCGGGATGGGGAACAGTCTGCTCGGTCTTAACCCAGACAGTCCCCGGGTACTCAAACTCCTCAAACGGCTTGATATCGTTCAGCAAGAGGATGGAGCCCGTAGAGGCAGCTTCATTGACTGCGTGTCCGAACCCCTCAGCTCCACTCACACAGATCGCTAGACCGCACTCTTGCAGGAGGGCATCATACTCAGTCTGCTTGAGTGTTTCCGAGTGTAGGATCACTAGCTTGCGAAGTGACTCAGGGACATCCACGCGTAGGCGAGATCCGTCATACACTACATGAAGCTCGGGGAGCTTAATTGACTTTTCCTTGGCCAGGACATACGCATCTACAATCAGCTGGGGATGGCGATAGATATTCTTGCCCGTAAGAACCAGCGCCTTGTGGTAGTTCTTCTTGTCGGGGATACCCTTGGCAATCGACGACCATCCAATGTACTTGACGTTGGGATGAAGAGGCGTGAAAAGCTCTACGGCTTCGCGAGTCTTGCACCAGATCTCATCAATGTCGTGATAGTATGATGCCCAGGTCTTGTACGTCCATTCAGGATTCGGGATAAAGATGTTCTTGGCGGCGTAGGTAAAGAGGGACGGGTTCAACACCTCTAGAAACACATTGTACTCGGCTTCCTCGCACTCTGGTTGCGCGACTATAATACGGCGGAACTTCACAGTCTCGTCGGCGGAGAACCAGACACCCTGCAGCAGGTCGGCGTCCTGGGACAGACCCGTGTGGTTACGGTGCGATGAAATAACGTTGATGCGCATTACTTACTTACGATTCCTCTGCTTAAATGTTCCCCGTATTTGACGCGGGATGCGACGAGCCGTTCGGGCGCGGAGGTTCATGATGGAGAGGTACTCGTTGCGTGTGGGCTTTCGAGCGCACGGGTGGGTGCAGACTGGGCGGTCATAGAACCACTCCATCGTCTGTCCCGTCCATGTCCAGAACTCATCAATGTCGCCGCATTCAGGGGCAGTCTCCACCTCCTCGATATGCTCATCGGTAAAGGCAGAGCACATATCTTCGTGATCCCCATAACCATAATTCACATCGAAGAGTTCAGAGCAGTACTGGCCATAAAATGGCTCAACGCGTTTAGTCTGGGGATTCCATACGATTTTTTCAGTTGGTCGAAACGAGTCCCACGATGATTCCCAGACGAGAATTCCTTGTGGGCATTTTCCGTATATGCGTTCTTGGAACTTGCGAAGCATTACTACGTCGCTGCTCTAAAAAAAGGACTTGAATTCCGCAGACTTGGTTCCCACGATGTGAGGGTTGATCGGGCGGCTGATCTGCTCAGGGTACTCCTGCACTTGGTTGCGATTGTAGAGGTACATATTGATAGATCCTAGAACATCATCCACACAGAAGACGAGGACGCGCTCATTCAGGTCATTGACCTCCTTCGCCTCCTGACCAGGAACATTGTTGGAGTACTGGAGGTAGTAGGACCGCATGATGGTCTTAAGATCGTCGGGGCGCTGCGCATCAATTACATGCTTCTTACCGCTCTTAGCCCATACACGGTAGCGGATCTCTGTCTGGAGATACTGGATATTCGCCTCGGAGAAGAAGGCCTGATTCACGGGGGTAGCCGTGTGAATGCGGATAGTCGCCTGCTGGTTGAACTTGGAGCCGTAAGCAAGGCGAGGATCCTCGTAGTGTGTCTGGAACAGCTTGAATGCCTGGGACGCCCGTGTCTCGGGATCTCCGAGATTGGGAACTAGACCATTGTGCTTCGGGGCACCAGGGATAGCAGTATTCTTGTAAAGGTTCGCCAGGTCAGGACTCTGTTTCGGGTAGAGCTCTCCACGCTTCGGATCCATTATTATTACTTAGTTGCCGTTTTTCTTCAGGACCTTTATATTCGGCTGCAGTGTTGTGATTTCCATAACATAGGCTGCCTGCATGTTCTTGTTCATGAGAGGAAGGGGGTAGTCCTGAGAGAACGTTCGATTCGCTACAAAGGGTAACCCGGCACTGCTGATATTATACTTCTGGAGGCAGACGTTCGGTGTAGAGGACGAGACGTTGGAAAAAGCGACAAATGCATTTGAAATACCTGCAACACCTCCTACTAATTTGGGAACAGCAGTGAAGGATGTTCCTACATCACAGCTTGACAGGATATTGGAAGGAATAAAGTCGGATGAACAGATGTCGGTGACAATAAAATCATTGGAAAGATATGCGAATGCAGCGCGAAGAGCTGTTGTCGCCGACGGATCGGACAAGATACGTGTTAGTGTCGGTCCATAAAACTTGATATCATCTCCAATACGAATACTGCTTTTAATAAAGACATTGCTGTCTCCAAATGCGTTAGATACCAGAGCATTCTGTGTAATAAAGAATTTAACTTTTCCAGTTCCCTGGAAGACCATATCCACAACCTGCATGTTATCCGTCTGCGTGAATGCTATGCCTCCGCTGTCGTAAATCTGGATATCTGCATTCGATAACTGAGCCAGTGGCGGATCAAACAGGTACTTCTCCTTGGAAAAGGGATAGTAGTCCGAATATTGTGCGGGGTAATTGCACTGTCCATCGTAGAGGGTTCGGGTATTCTGAGTGAGAACAGAGAATGATTTTTGAGCAGTGTAGGAGCCGCCATAGTACTGTCCTTGCATGTTCGCAATATTCATCAAGAGGTATGGCTTTCCGTGCAGGCAGTCGGGATACAAGAGATTTCCTCCAAATGTTGCAGATCCATATGGCTGTGTTCCCCGAACAGGCAGGGTTGCGCGAACAAGGCTGATCTCTGTAATGTTAGATAACGGAAGCTGAGTTGCATATATATTCATGTTCGCCTGCTGTCCGGGGTAAGTATCAATTCCAACCTGGCCACCCGCTGGATCTTGGGGATTAAATACTGGAAAATAGTTTATCTTTACCCCTGCGCTAGTAGGAGAATACGCATCTGGAGTATGAAGAATTGTTCCGTTGCTCGTGATATACTTCCAGCCATAGACTGGGCGATACGTTGCGCCAGTTGTAACATTGAAATATGCAGGTTGTTTTTCTCCGGGACCAAATATCTGCGAACGATTGTTAGGAACTGCGGTTACCTGTCCAGTCATTCTGACATTCAGAAGAGTCGAGTGCGATGTTTCATACGCTGCCAACGGAATTGTTGGATTGTTAAAATAGAATGGAACTTGTGCCGTCAAGTTTGAAGCAGACGAAGCGGCAGCCGATCCAAATGAAAAAATATTTGAGTATGCATCTGCCTGCACTGTCCAATCGCGCACAGATGTATCAATGATAACATAGCGTTTCACCGCAATCATATCGGGAGCGGTCTGGATGAGGGATGTCAGAACGTCCCCCTCCTCTTCTTCTACCTCAGCTGGTGCCGCCTTCTCTGGTTCCGTCGGCATCATCTCTTCGTTCCGTGTGCGTGCAAAGGCTAGACGCGGATCCGGGACACCCGTCTTAATATTTCCATATTTATCCACCTCGTCGTCAATCGGTTCGGAACTCCGAATGGCTAGCAGTGCCGACATGGGGTCCGAGTATTCATCCCGAGCCGCGTAGTCTGTCTCCTGCAGGATTCGCAGGTAATTAGAGTCCATCTGTTAGTTATTATACTACCAGATTACCTAAATCCCGAATCCAGAAGTCGGAAGGCGTTGTACCTTCCGTGTCTGCGATCGCCTTGTTCAAGCGGTCAAGCTCTGCCTGGTGCTTGTCAATATTCTCCTGCGTAATGCTACTGAACGGCAGCTTCAGCAGTCCGTCAGTGTCATGGAGATCGTGGGCCTTCAAGATCGTCCGGCACGCATCCATCGACTTCTTGCGCAGGTCAATGACATCGTTGCACATGAGCGTAAGGAACTTGACGACCTCGGTGTGCCACGGCAGCTTGGCCCTCAGCTCGCGCAGGATGTTCTCACGGCGCTTGCCGTAGAGATCCAGACGCGCACGGGCATACTCTACCAGGATGTCATTGGGAGAGTCGTAGCGCTTGATCTTGCCCGAGGGATCAAACGCGTGCATATTCGTCGTCTTGATCTTGTCGGTCAGACCCAAGACCTTCTCCATCTGAGCCATCGGGAGATCCTCCATCAGCACCACCTCGAAATGCACATCACAGTCCGTCGAGGTATCTGTGTAATCCTTGACCACCTCCTTCTTCTCGCAGTAGCCGTCCAGCATCTTCTTGAAATCACCTGTCCAGTAGCCCACCGGCAGATCGGTCACCACCACCGTCCGTGTCTTCTGGTTGTACGTATAGGCAGCAGTGACCACGTAATCGTCCGCCACCTTCTCAATCTTACCCTTGAACCCGCGCGCCCACGGAGCCAAGACCTGCTGCTTCAGGATAGTCTCGTCATGCTCACCCTTCAGCCAACGCTGCAATACATCCTTCAGCGTCTCCGGATTATACGACGGAATGACCGTCGAGTAGCCGGTGCCAATACCGCGCGCACCATTCACCAGCAGCATGGGCAGAACGGGCGCATACCACTCGGGCTCCACCGACAGCCCGTCATCATCGCGATATGTCAGGCACGGCAGATCGTCCATGGGAACCAGATGCTTCATATATGGCTGAAGGTATGTGAAGATGTAACGAGATGCAGCACTATCTTTGCCGCCCTCCAGCCGCGTTCCAAATTGACCCTTCGGGACCAGCCACGGAACATTGTTGGACCCCATGAAGTCCTGCGCCATACCAATGATCGTCTCGTTGAGAGACATCTCGCCATGGTGATAACCCGCGTGCTCGCTGACATACCCCGCCAGCTGTGCGACCTTGACCTTGTCGGTCAGCTTTCGCTTGAGACACCCAAACAGAATCTTCCGTTGAGATGTCTTGAGACCGTCCATCGCACTCGGGATGGAACGCTCCAGATTGTAATACGAGAAGTGGATCAGATCGCGATGCACGAACTCCTCGTAGGGCAGAGTCTTGTCCGCTGATGGCAGAACGATGTTCGCCGGTGAATGACCCTGCAGCCACACCTTGCGGTCGTCGGCTCGAGACTTGTTGAACGCCAGATCAATAGACTTGCTGCTCTCTTCGGGCGTGCAGCGGAACCGCGTGATGTTCATGTCCTTGAAATACTCCTGTGCCTCATCGCGCGTAGAAGTGCCCAGACCCTTGTAATACTGAATCGCCCAGCCCGATCGCGGAACCGCTTTCCACTGTTCGTACTCGTACTGCGTGTAGAATGTAATTGTCTCCTTTCCCTTTACCGCCTTCACGATCGGCGTCGCCATGTAGGTCAAGAACCCAGGCAGAGCAAAGAGCTCAGGCCAGAGTTCGTGAAACAGATTCACCAGCAGGCCACGGATGTGCGACCCATCGTAGTCCTGGTCGGTCATGATTAGAATGCGCCCGTAGCGGAGCGACTTTGTGTCCTGATACGCCTTCCCCGACTCCAGACCCACAATCTTCTTGAGCTCGGCGATCTCCTTCACCAGCTCCACCTTAGATGCCGCAGAGTCCTTCACATTCATTATTTTCCCCCGCAAAGGGAACACGCCGAAAGACTGACGCTGAGTTTTCGTAAGGCCGCTGAGTGCCATTGCTTTAGCTGAATCACCCTCGGTGAGGATAAGGGTGCAGTCGGAGCCGCGCGCTGTTCCAGCCCAAGCAGCGTCTTCAAGTTTTGGGATGCCGTAGATTTTGCTTTGCTTTTTTCCATCTGACTTCTTATTTTCCTTGTCATCCTTTTCTTTCTGGCTGATGATGAGTGTATCCACCAGTTCCAACTTTGCCCGCACCTTCTTGAAGAACTCCTCCGGCAGCTTGCACGTCGAGCCAAATGCCGTGCTCTTCGTAGTGAGCGTCTCCTTGGTCTGCGAGTTGAACGACGGATTCTCCACCTCCGCCGTCACCCAGATCGCCAGGTTCTCCTTGATCAGCGACGGCTTCACCTTGATCTTCTTCTTGGTCTCCAGATACTCGGCGATGTTCGCCACCACTTGATTCACAATGTAATCCACGTGCGTCCCGCCCTTGGACGTCCAGATACCATTCACGAACGACACCTGCAGATGCCGGTCAATCGGCGTATCCGCCACCGCCACACTCCAGCGCGGACCGCTATGGAACACCACGGGAGTCCCAACGAACTCTTGTGCGTAGATGTTCAGGTCGCGGCACTTGATCGTGACCTTGTCCGCCTCGCCATGCTTCCAATGCACCTTGACGTCCTTTCCAACCGTCATCGCCAGATCGCTCGCCCGCCGGCGGAACACGCTCACCAGCTCAGGCGTCACCTCCGTCATCCCGAAGCGAACAAAGTCAGGGCTCCAGGCGACACTGACGTACGGCTTCACCTTGGATGCCGAGATCTTGGGAGGCAGAACCTTCGTCATGTTGTCCTCCCACGTCTGGATATACTTCTTGCCCCGGACTGCATCTACGGTCTCCACCGTCAGGCGCTTGCCGAAGATATTCGCTAGCTTCACGCCGTAGCCGTTCTTGCCGCCCACCAGCTTCTTCTCGTCCTTGTCGTAGTTCGTGGAAGTCAGGAGCTCGCCGAAGATCAGCTGGGGAACCCAGACCTTGTACTCTGCGTGCTCTACGACATCGATGCCCTCGCCATCATTCTCCACCGTAATCGTCTTGTTGTCCGCTGAAATTGAAATTGTGATGTTCTTGACCGGGTTTGCCGAGTTGCGTTGCCGCATCCGCACCACGTGATCGTGGGCATTGACCAGCATCTCGTCAAACAGCTTGTAGAATCCAGGATTGAAGTGCTTGATCGTCTTGAGCGCAAACGCCTCGCCTTCCACGACATACATCTCCTCGGCACATGTCTCGATAGAACCGACGTAGGTGTCGGGAAGAGATAGGATGTGCTCGCGATGCGTGTGCTTCTTGTATGCGGAACCGTCTGCCATTTGAGATGTGTATCGTTCTTTGAGCCCCCTTGGTAAATGGTCCGTTTTTGACGTTTTGTTTAAGAGGAATCAACTCATACATATAAAATGCCCCCTCGCACAAAGAAGACAAAGAAGGGGGAGGAGGTGAAAGTTGAGTTACCACCTGTGATCTTCTTCCTGCGGATTGGGAAGGACTTTGAGATGGAATCGGAGCAGGCGGGAACTCCCCTGCCATCTGGAGCTGCTGGAGCAACACAGTATTCGGAGATTCTACATGAGACGGAGACCCGCGAGCGGCGGTTTGATGAGAGTATTATTCACGACCTGATGTCGAAGCTCCACCTGCAGAAGGAGTATCCCAAGGGCACTGCCTGTTTCTGGTGCTGCCACGGGTTTTCGGGGAGCTCATTTGTAGTTCCCATCTACTATGATGTCTATACCAACATGCACACTGCCGAGGGAAACTACTGCAGCCCCGAGTGCGCCCTTGCCTACATCTATAAGGACTCTGAACTGTCCGAGTCAGAAAAGTGGCGCCGTCATTCGCTACTGCGGGCCATGTATTCGGCTCTCTACGTCGGGAAGGACATTTTTCCTGCGCCCGACAAGCGTGTCCTCCGTCTGTTTGGGGGCAACCTCGATATCCAGCAGTATCGGGAGTTTGTCTATAATTCCACGAAGCCTCTACAGATCGCCATGCCTCCCGTTCGGCTGTACATCCCTTCGGTGAATACCCAGGCGACGACCAAGGATATCAAGTCGTATGTGTCCCTGACCAACGAAACGGTGGATAAGGCATCTCAGCAGCTCCGTCTCAAGCGATCCAAACCTGTTCATGAGGGAGGTGCGACACTCGACAAGTGCTTCACCATCGTTAAATAGTTTAACCATAGTTTGTGGGGAATACTCAAATGAATCCTCAGGAGATTGTTCGTATGGGGATGTTGTACCAAATGGTGAGTTCGGCAGGAAAGTCGGGATGGACACCGCTTCTCAATTTTCTAGGACTCAATCTCTACGAACGCGCGGTCATGACCTACCCTTGGTGGTCGGCGATCCTTTGCCGCCGCCGAACATCCCAGCCAGGGATAACCAAGCCCAACCGCGAGCCATCCGCCGTCATTGAGTGTGAGCGCGGACCGCCTCCTCAACAGAATAAAGGACAGGCTCCCCAGTTCCTCACTCGCATGGATGCTGTTATCCATTACGTCGCCTGTTCTCCCGCGACCCGCCGGCTGATGTCTATTGCTAACCATGACTATCTTCCTTACGAGTTTGAGCCAGTTCGGTTGTCCGAGGACATCTACTTTACCCTCACCCATGTGGAGATCGAGGAGGGGAATATCAAGAACATCAAGTTCCAACTTTCATGCTACGACCATCCCATTCAGACCCTGCAAGCATTTGTAGATTCGTGCAACCAGGATTATGAGCGTCGTATGTTGAACAAGCTTGGAAACGATCTCTACTTCTTTGACCAGGTCGTTGGAGGTAAAGGGAAGCGCTCAACCCAGAATCCCCTGCCCACGAGCTACCTCGTGTATAGTAAGCACAAGTTCTCTACTACGCGCACGTTTGAGAATGTATATTTTGAGGAGCAGCCGGTGGTCAAGAAGCGTGTCAAGTTCTTCTTGGAGAATCGGTCGTGGTACGAGAAGAAGGGTATTCCATACACGCTGGGATTCCTTTTCCACGGAGCCCCGGGCACCGGCAAGACGTCGGAGATCAAGGCGATTGCCAATGTGGCTCGTCGTCATCCCGTCAATATCCAGCTGTCGGAGATCAAGACCAAGACTCAACTACGTCATCTCTTTTTCAGCGATGAGATCTACGTCTATAACGGGACGAATCTGGAGAAATACACGATCCCAATTTCGGAGCGCGTGTATATCATTGAGGATGCTGATGCGATGGGCGATGTACTCCTCGAGCGCAAATGGAAGAAGCCTGTAGTGGAGAAGCCCAAAGATCCTTTTGCCCCGGAAGCTGATGACGATATCATCAAGGACCCGATTGATCTCTCGTTTCTCCTGAACCTTCTAGATGGTACGCTGGAGTCTAGCGGCCGTATCGTGGTCTTTACCTCTAATTTCCCTGAACGGTTTGATCGTGCTCTTATTCGCCCGGGGCGCATTGATATGATCATACAGTTCAAGAAGTGTTCGCGCAAAATTATTCAGGAGATGGTCTGTGGGTTCTACGATATTGCCGATCTGTCGGGACACCCAATTTTCGAGAACGAATCCATCGATGAAAAGTGGAGTCCTGCCGAAGTCAATCAGATTCTGTTCAGGAACTTTGAGGATCCGACTCGCGCGATGGATGAACTGCTCACACTGCAGCCGGGGTCGGTATCTTCGGCATTCCAAACAGAAGAACATACAGAAAACATGCAGACAACGGAATTGAGCCTACAATGAGAATAGTCGTTGTCCAGCTAGCTGTTCCCGTGAGCGACGGATTCACAATAGATGACACGAGCCCAACAATTGGGACTAGCCACATGTAGAAGAGGAAGCTGGAATACTTCTTCAGCAGTTCCGAATTCGTGAAGAAAACAGCCTCCATAGCGCTCCACGCTAGACGATAATAGAGAAAAATGCCAACCATTGTAAGCGCATACGCGAAATACTGGTTTGCATTGCTGACAAGCGGAGCCGTATCTTCGGGAAGATTGCTGACTGACGAACCTTCGGGTTGAATGTCGGGGACTGGATCGTCGTTGCCCATTATGTATTGAATACAAGATTTGCTATTCCATTTGTAACCTTGAGGAAGTTGTAGGACTCAACATAGACCATAGAAGTGTATGCTCCGAACTGAATGGAACGATTCGTGGGGACGGGGTAGAGTAACTGAGTTTGTCCGGGCTGTAGTGCTGGTGCGACACCGGGTGTAGGTGATATCGTTGCTGCTCCTCCAACAGGCGTAGGGTTCGGATTGAATACTGTCGATTTCACGACGCAGATAGGAGGCTGTGACAGCGATGCATCAGTGACAAGCGTGAGTGGAGTCAGGAGGGTATATTGAAAGACCGTGCGATTAAACATGGAACCGTTGAGAGACCCGCTTGGCTGTGTGATTTGATCGGGATCCAGAGAAAAAGAGTAGGTATAGATTCCAGGAATATTGTTTGTTGTGCCCAACGAAAACTTGAAATTCTGGATATTGCGGAAAAAGTTCTTGTTCTTGGTACTGAAACGATCCTTGCCATCAAGCATGAGATTTCCCTCCATGAAAATATCCTGCTGACCCATATTGTTGGCAATGAGGGCTCCGCTGCTATACAGAGTATTGGCTGGCACCGTTTCAGAGGTTGTATCGATAGGAGGAGAGTTTAACGTATCCCAGTTGGTGTAATTATCCCAGTCGTTGATGAGAGTACGATCGTTGCGACGGAACAGGGCAACCACGCGAGTGCAGAGATTGTACATGGGTATCTCTAGATTATTGATGCCATACTGCTTCTCGTTCCTCACATAGCGAACCTCTGTGATCAGGAACGTTCGCTCATGACTTGCAATGAATGCGCGCTCCGTATCCGTAGTAAAGATGTAGTTGGCTTCTATGTAGGGGTTAAGGTTCCAGGTGAGGAGAGCGCGATTGGTGGAGTTTCCTTGACGATCGGGGTAGGCCAGGAAGTTCTGGACACCCGCAGCATTGTCGCCAGGCGTTCCGATAATCCGCTGTCCAAATGTCGGGCTTACAGGATTGACGTCGGCGATGGTAAAAAGGTTATAGAGACTGTTGATCGTTACGGAAATCTCAACCTCAGTCTGTGGAAGACCTACAAGAGGAATAGACTGTGCAATCTCCTCGCAGAACCAGAAAGGTAGTGGAATTGTCAGCTGCCGACCTGTAATAGACGGTGCAGGTGTGGTTCCATTTCCTGTCATGAGAGCATTCGGGTACTGATTGGTGCGTCCGTTGGCGTTCGCGGGATCATAGACATCTTCAGTATTGCCGACCATACGATCTAGAATCTCGCGCTTGGTTGCATCTTTGCGAAGGTAGCTCAGGATTTTCATCCACTCTCCGGTCATTGTCACAATAGGGGTGCCGTTGAAGAGCACAGATGCTTCAGAGATGAGGTTATACCCAATGTTGCGAATCCACTGAAACTCGTAGGGAATGCCTTCGCCAAACTGGTTGTACATGGAGATGGGAGACCAGATATCGGGGAGATCCACACAGACATAGCAGTCGTGTAGAAGGTCCGCATAGCGAGGAACCTTGAACCGGAACGTCTTCAGCCCTGCCTGCGGAATCGTAGTATCAGTGACATTTCGCACGTCTAGGCGAAAATGCTCCATCGCGAAGTTGGTGCTTCGCTTGTACATTTTCATGAAGTAGGACATGGATGGATTTCCATTGACGAATACGTTTTGGGCGCCAAACCCAGTTAGCTGCATCAAACCACCTGGCATCTTATATTATACACTTGTAATAATGTATTCTTCTATTCCGTATATCCTTATCGCGGTACTACTTGGGTTTGTAGCTCTCCATTCGTATATGAGCGTTCGCTTCGGATACGACTGGATAGGTTCGCAGACCCGCAAGGTCCTTGCAAAGACATTCAATTCACGCAATGCATCGGTGACAGATCTGTACAATATTCCTGCCATTCCCTACATGGATCGCTTTGGAACCTTCACCAAGATTCCCAAGATGAAGGAGAACGTTCGGTATTAGGTGGGATTCCAGCTGTTCTTTCCGGGAGCCACCTTCTCGGGACGCTGAACGAAGCCTGTTGTATTGCTCAGGCAAGTCGCCTCTTCTGTAGGCAGCTTGTATGCATTCGCACCCAGAAAGGTCGTGTAGGTAGAAGCATACGCCGCCTTCTGAGACTGCGGGAAATTCTTATAGTAGGCAGACGACGTCTTGCGCTTCAGGTATTCGGTAACTTCGGACGCGCTGGAAAATTTGACGGCGGGAAGCTGCTGTGGTCCCTGGCTTGGAGAACTCATTATATTTACAGGTAAGAAACACTTTATCATAAAATGGCACCTCTTCGCTTCATGCTTGTCTCGACCCACACGGAGCAGGTTACGGGTTACTCCAAGGTGTCGTTTAATCTCCTCAAGCAGCTGGGAACGCTGACTCCTCTCGTGAAGGTGTTCCACTTTGGATTCCAGCGAACTCCTGCCCGTACTCCCCACCCGATCCGCCCGGTCCAGGGTATTATCCAGTACGATGCCGCTGCCAACGAGGATCCTCGTGAGCAGGGGTTCGGCTTCAACAAGTTCAAGGACTATCTTGAGACGGTATCCCCAGACATTGTGATGATCTACAACGACCCCATTATCGTGTCGCAGTTCATCAATACGATTAAGGATATCCCGAAGACGTTCAAGCTCTGGATCTATCTTGACCAGGTGTATGAGGGTGCGGACATGAGCCTCCTCCGCACGATCGAGAACAAGGCGGACCGTATCATCTGCTTCACCGAGTCGTGGAAGAAGCACCTCCTCACGCGCCTGACCACGACCACGATCCCAGTTGATGTTCTTGAGCATGGTGTAGATGCGCTGGTATTCAAGTCCATGCCAGATGTTGAGCGCATGGGCATTCGTCGGTCGATGAACATTCCTCCTGATGCGAAGATCTTCCTCAACATGAATCGTAATAGCCAGCGCAAGCGTCTGGATCTCACGATCATGGGGTTTGTTCGTCTCCTCAAGAAGTTCCCCGCCGAGAAGTTCTACTTGATGTTTGTGACATCGGTCAAGCATGAGGGAGGTGCGTGCTACAACCCCCTCCAGATCTACATGAACGAGTTGTCTCGCGCAGAACTAGATGTTCAGACGTATGGGACGCGCGTATCGGTAGTAGATACCACACCGCCATCTGCGTTCTACAATGATGACTCCATCAATCAGCTCTACAACGCCGCAGATATCGGCATTAACACCTCCAACGGCGAGGGGTTTGGCCTTTGCCAGCTGGAGCACATGGCGACGGGTGCTCCACAGGTGGTCATTGATATTGGTGGATACCGGTCTTTCATTGATGAGACGACGGGTGTCCTGGTACCGGTAACATCATACTCGTACCTCCCAATGAGCTCGGGCGTAGGTCTCCTTGAGCAGTCTGCCCACCCCGATGCGGTGGCTGAGGCAATGGAGAAGGCGGTAGCGATGCTTGGCGAGGCTACTTCGAAGAAGTGTATCGCCGCCGCCCGCGCCCGGCCGTGGTCGAAGATCTGCGACGAGTTCCTCGAGAGCGTCCTGGCAAAGCCCGCACCGCCCGCTTGAACGTCTTGCGGTTTCCTCCCCGGACAAAAAAGTGAGAGTTACCTGCACCAATTCCTCGCACGACCTTCCCGTTCTTCATTTTGATGTTCTTGACCTTGTCCTCTAGACCTGCAATAGCAATGTTCTCCCTGCTGAAAACATTGGTCCAGCGCTTCTCGTCATCTTCATAGCACTTTGCAGCCTGTGGCAGAATGCGCTTAATGATCTCAATGCATTCTAGCATGACAGTATCTCCCGAGCAGTCCTTGTAAGGATCCGACCGGTTCTTGACTTCTCCAAACGGGGCAAACGGTTCAATTGTAATTGAGTTCCTGATGTTTGACGAGTTCGCGGCATTCCCCGGCAAGTCGTCAATAATAATGGTGTTGCATTCTGCGAGGCACTCCTTCTCCGCATCACCGTACCACAGAAAATTCAGATCCTTTGAGTTTCCGTGCTTCTCCGAGCTCGCTTCTGCGTGATCATCGTGGAGAACAAACTTAATATCCCGTCCTCCGAGGATAGCCGCCCGCATTCCCATGGCGTATCCCTTGTCCGACCATGTCCAAAGCCCGACGTTGCACCCTGATGCCTGCAGGAAATCCAGGAGTTCGTTGATATGGGGGCGTACAAGAAAAATACCAGACCCTGCATCCACAACCTTGTACTTCGCCTGTTCAGACTCGGGGAGAGTATCCCACGATGCAGGTTTCAGTCGGTTGGAAATGTAGTAGACAAGTGTCTCATCTATATCAAAAATTACCGTGAAGGGGCATGGCATCTCTCTGTTATATCCTGTGGAGGTTTTTAGGCAAAGTCGGGGTTCCAGGTCTTGAGCTTCTTATCCAGCATCTCTTTCAGGAACCAGTTTTGAATACTGCCTCGGTAAGGATACGCGTGGCCGTAATCAATGCACCATACAGTTCCATCCTTCTCGATGAAGTTGTAGGGGGTAATATCAATGTACTCCATGTTTCCCTTCTTCAGGAGCGCATCGAGAATAAAGTGTATCTGCTTCCAAATCCAAGCAGGGGTATTGCTGGGATTTGGACCATATTTATCGGCAAGGCACATCTCGTCAAGATCCTGCATGACCATATAGGTGGTCTTGTTGGTGTCAAAGACGGGGGGTGCAATGTTCAGTCCAGCTGCGATCTGTTGATGATGAATCTCTAGGGGGGATGTAACAGTCTTAAGGTAAGTGGTCATGATGTATAGTGTGGGGGGCGGCGTAATCTCTCCTGACTAGGGGGTAGAACCATCCGTTTTTGTCCAGAAGCCGCGAATGCGGGTTGTGAACAGAAAACTCTGCTTGTAATGCAGATTGATATCCTCCAGTTTGTCGCACATCATCAGCAGATGGATCAGGACTGGGTTCCCCGAGGCAAAGAACATTGGCTTGGTGGTATCCAGAACAATGCCCTTCTGGTAAAAGGATGTTGCAGGACCACCTGTGTTTTCGGCAATCAAATCAATGTGTTGAGCATACTTGCCGTTATAGTTTCCGAGAATGACGTTATTATCCTTCTTGAGGTAGGCGATGATGTTAGGGACTGGCGTATCCTGCGGCAGCACAACCTGGTGACGGCGGGGAATGGTTGCGTCGGGTATAGCCTTGACTTTCTCGGCATTGTCAATGGCCACCTTGTTGAACTTTCCGTACTTCTCATCAAAATCCACAACCTTGAAGAAGGGAGATCCTGCATTGTTCTTTGCCCTGCGGAGGTACTTCAGATACGGTTCAAACGACTCTACAAACTTGCGTTCCGTGAAGAAGATGTATTCGTAAAACACTCCGCCATCAGCCAGGCAATCTACCTGGTCTGAAATCACCGCTTCGTAGAGTGGGGGCTCGCGAGAATCTGCAGCGCCCTGTTCGCGCGCAGCCTCCTCGGACGTCAGGCAGGCGGGATGCTCAATCATGATCTTCGACTTGACAATATCTTCGGGCTTTTGGAAATTGTAGGCGTCGTTCAGCCATAGGTACTCGATGGGGAGCTGGATAGATGAGATGGCTTCGTGCTGGCGCTTGAAGGTAAAAACCATGGACAGAATGCGGTCATCAGCCTTTCCAGCGTTCTCAGGCCACGAGGATGTCTTGGACCACGTGTTCAGGAGAGCTACTGCCTGGGGAGTCGGTGCAAAGAACATCGTTCCACCTGATGTCTCGAAGATATAGGGGTCAAAGCACACGTCGTCCTTGAGATAGTTCATGCTGCCACGCGGATCCACGTTCCATCCGCGCGCCATGAAATCTACACCGGGCATATCAAAAATATCAGGGTAGCGAGAGAGTTTCATGTCGCCGTCAATGTAGAGCACTCCACGACCCTGGGCGCCGGCAACACGCAGAGCCTCCTTGATGAACAGTGGCTTCAGGTTAATCGCCAGTTGGTACTTACCAGGGAACGCAAACTCGGGGTACTCTTCTACAATGTAGTTGCAGCCTACGCGCTTGCACATCGCCTCCCACTCCGCAATCATCTCCTCAAACTTGATGGCAGGGCGCTTCACCAGTCCTTTGGCCTCCATATTCTTCAGCTCAGCAGCCGTATTGGCCGACAGCCTCTTCTTGACATCCTCGCGAGCCAGGATCTCCTGAACTTTCTTTCCGTTGTATTTCAGGGGGTACTTCTTGAGAATGGCGATACGCCGATCCTTGGAAATCTCGTAGAACTCGTGGGGCTCATCAAACATTCCATCGGCAATCGCCTTTTCAATCGCCTGCTCTTCCTCTTCCTCCTCGCGGATCTCCTCAATCAAATCCTCCTTGACACCCTCGCTGATCTCACCCGTGCAGGCGTAATTTACCCGCTTACCATCGGCAATCGCTTTTTCGAGCATCTCATCGCCAAACCGCAGATAGTTCTTATTGAGGTTTCCGCGTCCCCACCAGTAGGTTACCAGTACAAACTTACTCGCAGGGTTGTTGATCACCATCTTGAGCTCATGTGCCTTGATAATTGCCGGGTAATCCATGACGGGAGCCGCCGCCTGACCTCCGCGTTTCGGTGTGCGCTTACGACCACGTTTATGCGTGTCCCGTGCCATTATTCATATGTGAAGAATTGTATTCTGTCCTTCTGTAACGTCCCGAGACGCAGCAGGCGTTGATTGTCTCCAAAGGCTGGCTCGTCAAATACCTCCTTGCTATCCGGATCTACCAGGAACACAAAGTCCTTGATGGAAATACGCTGAAGCCGACGTCCGCGCTTGATGATATTGCGGAGATAGACCGCGTCGCGCTCATCGTTGTCGATGGAGGGATTGAAGCCCAGAGAATCGCCTTTGGGAGTGCTGTCAAACCGCAAGCACTGAATGACTGGCTTCTCGCTCGCATGAAGTTTTCGATGAATCTCACAATCGACCGCCGCCTGCTTGATGAGTCGGGTGATTCCGCTGGTAATCTTCTGCTTCTCGAAGGATATGTTATAGAGGAACTCGTCGCTGGACATGAACGCATCCACTCCGCGCCCCGAATCTGCAGGGGCATCGTACTTCTTAGGAAGCGTATCGGCACGACGAATGGGAACAATGTTAAAGGCAGATGCTGACGCTGCCTGAGCCTTGGAAAAAACCGACATGTAGAAACTGATCCGGATCGTGCGCTCTTCGATGGGTACGGTCTCGCTGTTGATTCCAGAGGACGACAGACTTTGGCGAGTGGCATGGGAGCACAGACGGATACCGCGACCAATCACCTGGTCGTGACGCGCCGGGTTCCAGTAGGGTTCCACAATATGCAGGTGACGGACGTTTTTGAGATTAATGCCTTCGGCGCCGCTGGAGGTCGCCATCAGGATACAAATCATCTTCTTGCCTCCACGGGCCAAGACACTCTCGCGGACTGAGGGCGCATGTTCAGGGTAATCATTTTGCATGCCGAAGTAATCTTCGTTGAATAGGTAACGCGTGAGCTCCTTCTCAATCTTGTCCTCCTCACCCGTGTAGAAGGCGTAAGCGGGTTTCTTGGGATCCAGATCCGGCGATTCGCGATACTTACCGTTCTCCTTCACCAACTTATATGCCTGGTATCCGTTAGCATCCAAGATTGCAGCCAGGATACCGAGACCCTCCAACTTGCGGTACTGCGAGTAAATGAACTGGTTTCGGTACTCTCCCTCCTTGCCCGTAGAAGCAGCGATATTCTCCAGGATCTTCTTCATTTTCGGGGAGAAGGTCTCCAGTCCCAACGATCGCAGGTACTTGTCAGGATCCGCCGCGAGGGTGGCAAGGATAGTGGCCTTATCTACCGGTCCCTCGTCATTCTCATCCTTGATATCTTTGACATCTCCGCGCAGCTCAGAGGGAACAGCGTAGTTGCAAACAAGACGGGACACTACGCGATAGGACGAGAAATTGGCATCTAGGGCTGCCGGTCCCTTCGTAGCTTTCTTTGCTTCAGTCTGGATCTCTCCCCACCTCACTTCCAGATAGCGATTAAACTGATCGTCTGACATCTCCACCCTCTCCAGCATCTTGTCGTCATCGATGCGCTTGGGGAGCATGCGCTCGTCGGCACCCTTGTAGTAGGACACCAGACCCTGGATACGCTTCTGGAACAGAATAGCATTCTTGACTTCTAGACCATCCACAAATGTGGATACAAACTCCTTGAACTCAGATGGCAGGCATTCTAGGGCTTCGCGGGTAATGTATTCCCGGGCAGCCAGAACACCACCAGGGAACTTGGCGGCAAATGGTTCCCGAACACCTTCCACCCAATCAGCGGCGGGCTTATACACCAACTTATCGTCACGCTGAACGGCAATACGGTCTCCTTCCTTGTTGTAGAGTGACTTGAAGTGCGCAGGATTGCGTGTCACCATGATCACGCGCTTGACGCTGTTGAATTCCACCGTATCCACTTCGGGCAGGAGCTTAAAAAAGGTCTTCATACCCGCCTCATCCCACGTCGGCAGTTCCTTGACAGGGATCGAAATGCGCTCGATGGGTCCGCGCAGAAGGTTCATGAAGAAAGCGATCTCGTTAGGGCGATTGATCACGGGTGTTCCCGAAAGGAGAACAACCTTGCAGTCCTTGGCATAATAGATGGCATCGTAGAGCCGACGGGCGATCTCGGAATTGTTGATGACACGGGACATGAACCCATGAGCCTCATCGATAATCACCACCGAGTCGTCAAACTTCGTAGATGTCTTCGCATCTTCTTCAGGAACCAGGAGTTTTACACTCTCTTTCGTAAGACCGTTGTAGTTGATGAAGTTGTAGCGAGAGGCGATAATGGCGGTAATCTGCTCATCGATTCCCTTGCGGTCATCATCGCTCATCGTGGGAGAGTTGTAGTTTGGCTCCTTTCCATGGACGGTCACAAAGTAGCTTGCGCGATTGCGAAGGTACTCTTCGGGAATCCCCATCTGGAGAGCAGGAGCTTTCTCAGCATCGTTGGTCGCAGGTCGGCGTTCCCAGTAATTGTTGATCATATAGATATCGTTTCCACACTTACGAAGCTCCTGGCGGAAATTGTTCTGGAGAGAGGCAGGAAGCATAACGTAAATCTTCTTGGTGGAAAGCAGGGACTCAGCCACACCGATCGCAGAACAGGTCTTGCCCGATCCCAGACCGTGATAGACGAGGAGACCGCGATAGGGAGACTCAATCTTAAGATACTCCGATACCAGCTTCTGATAGGGCAGTAGCTCACGAGTTGATTTCTTGGAATCGGACAGACACTTATCGACTCCTTCATCATCATCATCCTTGTTGGTGGAACGGTATTTCAGGAAGATTCGTGCTATGTAATCTGCAAATGCCTTCCGGTTCGGCAGTACAAATGCCGCCATTGTATTGTATGAACAAAGCAAATAAAAACCCTGTCTCAAAACAATGAAGTTGGAAGGCGATCCGCGTATGTGGATGGTCACCATATACCTCTTTCTTGTCAGCGCACTCCTCTACTTTCGTCCATCTCTAGTGTTTGACGGCCATCGTGTTCGCGAGTTCGGTTCCGGGTCTCGCGAAGCCACTGTGTTTCCGTTGTGGTGGTGGGTCTTTGCTCTTGCAGTCGTAAGCTACCTTTCAGTGCATTACATTACACAGGCTTAACTGCAGGCGTAGTCTCTACAGCAGCCTTAATTTTTGCATCCTTCTCCTTCTGCTTCTGAATCATGTTATTCTTGAAGCGCGTGGCTTCATCAATATCTGGAATACAGACTTCCGTAATAGACGTGGATGACAATCCGTATATTCCGGCAACTGCTGCAAGGGTCAAGACATACCCAATAGAGATCCAGCTAGCACGAACTTTATTACCTACTCCACCATCAAACATCAGGTAGAAGCGATCAAAGTATCCTCGTAGGAAGTCAAATGTGCGTATAACGTACCACCCAACTGTCGGATACGCTGCCCAAATAGCTGCCTGGGTTGCGTTCTTAGATTGGTCAGTCTTCTCGCACTCCCTGAACGTTACCAAGGTAGAAAACCCGAACCCCAGAAGGAAAAACACGAGATAGACAACCAACCCCAAACCAAACACCATCCCCGCTTCCTTCATACTTGTAATCGCAAAGATGGCCATCTCTTATTATTCTCTTGGAAGACGAACTTCAAAGGTTTGCGCGATCGCAGAGAGTTCTTCCAACAGAGCCCTTCGCTGAGTGTATTGCGGTCGCGTGAGTTCCATGCAGTCAGGCAGAGTCTTCCACCCAATCGCCGAGATCTCGCGGCGTTGCATCATTGTGAATCGTTGGTGAATATCAAAGTCGTCAGGCCGGGTTAGGAGGGCCACAAAGTACTTGTGCTGGTATGGAACCCCGTTGGTTCCGTGAAACGTCTCTTCCAGCTGAACACCGCTGACCATCACATAGCAGTTGCGGCGGACGTTGGTCTCTTCAAAGAACTCGCGCTCGGCACACCCGTTGTCGCTTTCGCACTTGAGACGCCTGCCTTTTGGGAACCCCCATTCGGGCTCGGTATAGACTGATACGGCCTTTCCGATAATGTTGCGAACCTGGTCAAACTTGTCCAGCGCCCGACGGTATTCGTTCTCATACTTATCAATGCTATTCCATAGCCGTGTCCAGAGCGATTCAAAGGGCTCGTTCTGAAGTCGCCCAAGTTCAGATTGGGTCATGTTCTGTAGTAGCATCTCAACATACTCTACGTTCGCCGGATCGTATTTGCCACGAATGAATTCAGTGTATGCCATACTATCCTTTCGCCGCACCATCAAGACTTCAAGGTCGTTGATATCCAGAGGCAGCGCCGTGGGCTCGCCCGGACTCTTGCGATTCCGCAAGAGAAGGATTCCGCAAGAGAGAATCGGGTCTGGACATTCTCGAAACGGGTGTCCTCTTAGCCCGCAGTTATTACAGAAGATTGTTGTCATTCCCGCCATTGTGTCAGTTGATACTTCCTTTGCCCAGGAATATCGCCATCCATTTTTACCTCTCATAACATACAATAATGAACAAGTCCCTCTGCTACGGTTCGCCGATTACTCTCACGCCTGCGAAGGGGATTACATCGGCGTCAGTTCAGGCTGCCATGGCATCTGGAATGAAGCTTACTCCGTTCAAGAGTCTGGAGGAGGCGAAGACCGAGTGCTCTCGTGTTGGCAAGTGCACTGGAGTTGTTACTACAGGTGGTTCTCACTTTGCTTACACCGGCGACATAGCGCTTGGACCGTCGTCTGGACCAGCTGCCGCTTCAAGTGGTCAGCTCTACCCCGTCAAGGCATGCCCAGCTTCGCCTCGCGATCCTGCGGCCAGCGCGTCTCCTCAGGGATACGACATCTACGGAAACATCAACAATGCATTTTCGTCGGTGGGCAGTGCGGTTGGCAAGCTGGGTGGCAGCTCGTGCCCGACGGCCGAGCAGCAGAAGGCGGCGGCCGATGCCGAGGCGTCCAAGAAGCGGAACTGGACCCAGGGCTTTTTCTGGACGACGGTGGTTGTCGTTCTGATTAGCGGCTACCTGGCCTACAAGTACTTCGGCAATTCTCCCCAGCTATCTTTTGGTGCGCGTGCCTTCTACTGGGCGCTCTACACCGCGATCGTTGCCCTGGTCGCCTACGGCATTCTCTTCATGGTGGAGGGAATCAAGGGCGAGGCGGCGAAGTCCGATAACCTGGCGCCGGTGCCAGTAGAGTACACGAAGCCCGTAAGTGTTCCGGCTGCCCAGGTGCCCCCGCAGGCTGGCAAGAACGGCGGCAACTTCGGCATGCAGTGGTGGATGTATATCAAGGACTGGGACTACAAGTTTGGTCAGGAGAAACCCGTGTTCCTCCGCGGACCCCGCGGTCAGCAGAACCCCTACGTGTATCTCCACCCGACGGAGAACAGCCTGTGCGTCAAGATCAACGTCTATAGCGCCCGGAGCGGACGTGGTATGCGCAGCTCCCCTGGATACCCTGGAGCCGACGGCAGCGCCACGGATGACTCTTACACGTGCGTCATGAAGAACGTCCCTCTCCAGACGTGGTTCTGCGTATCTCTCTCCCTCAGCGGCCGCAACCTGGATCTCTACCGCGACGGTCGCCTCGTGCGTTCGTGCGTGCTCTCCGGCGTGCCGCGCCACCCTACGGGCTCCCTGAATATCATGCCTGGCGGCGGATTCTCGGGTCACGTCATTGACGCCTACCACCTGTCCCGCGCCCTGACTCCCACAGACGCCCAGTACTTCTGCGCCCAGGGAACCAACGGCACGAAGTTTGACACCCTGCCGTCCAAGCCCCTCTTTGGATACAAGGTGAAACTCGGAGTTATTGACAGCAAGGGAAAGCAAATAAAACAATACACTTGGTAAATAACAATAGATGGAACTGCGCGTCATACTCCTGTCGCTGATGACGCTCATCGTCGTTGGAATCGTGTTTCTTATCGTGTATGAGCTATACTACGGCTCTTACAGCGGAGACAAGAGCTACTCGCCGATCACCCCGTGGAATACGCAGGTCTCTATCATCGACTTCCTGCACCTCGGTACGGAGTTTGTAAAGTTCGACCAAGTACTGCCTCGCTCGCGCAACGAGCAGCAGGGTGCTGAGTTCTCGTATGCCGCGTGGATCATCGTGGATAACTACGACTACGGCAGCCCCCGCCCCGTCCTTTTCGTGAAGGGCCGCCCCGATATGTCGGTAAAGTCCCCCGCAGTGTATTTCACCAAGGGCACGAACGAGATGACAATTCTCCAGGATACCTATTCCAAGGATCAGGTTGGAAAGGTGGTCATCAACAACCTCCCCGCTGGTAAGTTCATCCACCTTGCCATCACACTGAATCAGAAGTCGATGGATGTGTATATCAACGGCATGATCTATCAGCATCTCACTCTACCCGCCCTTCCTCTGCAGAATACAGAGAGTCTGTACATTGCAGATAATGGTGGATGGTCTGGCATGATTGGTGATTTCACCTATTACAATTACATGCTGACGCCCGGCGAAGTCCATAACCTGTCGCTCAAGAAGCCGCGTCGTGACCCGAATGACCTGCCGTATTACCCCGATTACCTGGACACCAGCTGGTGGATGGGACGCGCTTAAAGTTTCATATTGATACTTCCCTGGGCCTTGTTCATTTCGTCCTTGCCCTTCTGAATCTGCTCCTGGACTTCCGCGAGCTTCTTTTCGCCCTGTGCGACCCGCATGGAACACAATGTATCATTAATGCCTTCGCGCTGAGGCAGAAAAATTAGAATAATAGCCGCTGCTAGGAGAAACCAGATTAGAAGACTTTCGGTCTTGGTTTTCATTACTACTTATCCCCGAGATTATCTGCTTTCAGGTTGTCGGGATCTCCGTACTTGCGGACACCCTCCTTCTTCTGCTGATCCACCACCGAATCTACGTTTGAAGCCTTCTTGGCGATTTTTGCCACAGCCTTCTCTAGTGCCTCTAGTGAATCTTCTTCGGTCAGATGCTCGCGGGCAGGAAGCATCATTACAACACATACTGCCAGAACTACAAACGCGACCATGAGACATGACGAGAGGTTGAACTTCATCTTTATTCTTAAGTAATCAATAAAGATGACAACCTACTGCACAGGTGGAAATGGTGGAAAGGATTCGAATGCAACATTTGTCAATCGTCTGCGTGATTCCTCTGATGTAACAACCTATCTTCGTCAGCAGGGGGTACGGAACAATTACCAAATCCTGCAGGCAAAGAGCCAAACATTTCAGGGGGGCATTCCTGCCAATGATCTCTATGATATGGCGAATCTAACCGGAAAGACGGGGCCCTACACATCTCTCATCAGTGGTGTGTCTATTACAGCCTCAGCATGCGTTACTTGCACGGGTCAGCTCCCCTTCAACCTTGGCCAGGCTGCATCTCTTGTGGGCTAAGGACAGACTCGGGTTCGGCGTCTGTAACAAGTTGATCATGTGTTTCATAATTGCGCATGGTACGACGAAGAGAGTCGCGAACCTTCCTTTTCTGGGTCTTGTTGAATTTTCCAGGGGTATAGCTGAAGAATAGACGCAGAAACTCGGGTGAGCGTTTAGGAGTGTTCTTGTACAGCTCAAACTTGTGCGCCTTGATTTCCCGGAGTGTAGTTTGGTGCCCAATACAATCTAGGGGCGTCAAGAGCACAAATCGGCGCTTGCCCTCCGTGTGTGCAACGTCAATGAGTCGCTGGGAAATACAGACAATACGATCTGCGTCATACCCTTCTAGGAAATGAGCATCAGCATAGACGAACCCAAAGAAGAACTGCAGAAGGGTAGGAATGGATGCTACCTTAATTCCGTCGCGGAGCTGATGATAACTATGACACGCAAAGGATTCGAAGAGTCGTACCAGGAGGAATCCGCTCTTGATTTCAATGATATCTATATGACGAGGAAGAAGCTCTGCATACGCAGCTTGTTCTACGATCTTAACCTTCTCTCCTCCTAGAATATCAGCAAACACATTGACGTAGTTGTCAAACGTATCCGGCGTTACCAAGAGATCTATAGGAACGTTCCACGTATTGTTCCGGCGCTTTGCATGCAGAGCCGCCGCATGGAATCCTATGAGAACAACAGATTCAGTTTTGAGAACTTTTTCAATACGCGAGCGCTCATTGTCGCTCAGTGGAACACGATCTCCACGCTTCTTGGTATCGCATCCTACAGGATAATGTTTGTTCAGAAGCATCAGACGATCATATACCTTTGTCCATCGCGACACATCTCCGCGAGGCCGAGAGAGTTCAAGATACATCGACATGCGAAGGAAGTTAGGTGTGACATAGTGGATCTTGTCCTTCACAAGTTTTTCATCCCACAACTTGGTGAAAATAGGCGTCTCAAGGTAGGTGATATCTGCCACACCCGTAAAATCTACAAACACCTTGAACGTCATCAAGTGCATCCCAGGCTTGACTTCCACATTGGTGAATCCTAGAGCATCAAAGCGATCGGCAAGGCGCATGGCATGGAGCTGGGGCTCTTCGCTGTAAAAATCGTAGTCGGGGACAACGTAGTCGGCGTCGTAGAACTGATCTTCTTTCGGGAGCAAATTATTGATTGCGGTACCTCCGTAGCACAGGACACGAGACTCCTGAATAAACTGTTTGACAACCTTTAGGATTTTTCGTATCGACGGGGTATGTGCAAACTCGTAGTCCGCCTGTAGTTTGGCTTTCTTTGCCAACTCTTCCATTGTTCTATAAACGGATAAAATGGATTGCCAAGAATATTACCGATGAAGGAGTAATGGCAGATAAACAGGTGTCCCGTCGTCGTCGCACAAAGAGCGGAGAAGCAGCGCCACCCCCACCCGACAAGAAGACATCGCCCAAGAATAAGAGATACAACCTTCGCAATCGTAACAAGAAGATGCCCGATACCGTTCGCTGGGTTGATGACGATACTCTCTTTGATGAGGACGATGATGACGACTCAACATACCACGGCGAGGAGTCTGAGGCAGAGTCTGAGGCGGAGGATAGCACCCACAATATCACAATCCCGAACGGAATGCCTGTCTCTGTCAAGATCCATCTTCACTTGAACGCCGAAGAAGATTATGACGAAGACGACGACGAGGACGGCTTTGACGAGGACGAGGAAGAGGAGGAAGACGATGATGAGATCCCTGAATCCTTTATCACGGCGATGCTGGCTCGGCATCTTGGAACAAACGCACGAGCTGGACGCGGTGCTCCCCGATTCATCGTTCTCGGTGACGAAGACGAGAAGAAGGGCCTTAAAAATAAGGGGAAGGAGATCCCCGAGCCCCCAATACAGCTATCTCGCAAGGAGTTGGCGTACTACGAAGAGATGAAGAATCCTGCACGCAAGGCGGCTCTTAAGAAGATGTACACGATCGCCGATCTCCTGGACGACTCTGAGATGCCATACAAGTTCCGGGTACTGCAACTCAACACAACCCCCAAGATTCAAGCTGATCTCATTCGTCGGATTGACACGATCACGCGTATGGGTCCTGAGAGTGGCGAGGCTCAAAAGATGCGTAATTGGATTGATGGTGTGATGCGCATCCCCTTCGGGAAGGTCATCCCTCTGCCTGTCACCATCAAGGACGAGGCTATAAAGTGCTCTGACTTTCTCAAGAACGCGCGGACGACTATGGACAAGGCGACCTACGGAATGGCACCTGCCAAGACCCAGATCATGCAGATCCTGGCTCAGTGGATTTCCAACCCGGAGTCGGTCGGCAATGTCATTGCGATGAAGGGGTCGATGGGTGTAGGCAAGACGAGCTTTGCCCGCAATGGAATTGCCGGTGTTCTCCAGCGTCCGTTCATGTTCTTCTCGTTGGGTGGTGCATCGGATATCGCGCACTACACGGGTCACTCTTACACCTACGAGGGATCCTCGTGGGGACGCATCATTGATGCCATCATGCAGGCGCAGTGCATGAACCCCGTGCTCTACTTTGACGAGCTGGACAAGATCTCGGGGACCCCGCACGGCGAGGAGATTACCTCAATGCTCATTCATCTCACGGATCGGTCGCAGAACTCGCAGTATCACGATCGCTACTTTGCGGGGATGGACTTTGACTTGTCGGGATGTCTCTTCGTATTCTCGTTCAACGACGAGAGCAAGGTTCATCCAGTGCTGAAAGATCGTATGCGCGTCATTACCTGCCCGGGATACAAGGATCCCGAGAAGAAGGTCATCGTCGCCAACTATGTCTGGCCCGATGTCTTGAAGCATGCAGGGATTGCTCGTGACGATCTGTCGGCAACAGAAGAGGCGGCCGAGCACATCATCAAGGAGTACTCCAACGGCGAGGAAGGTATGCGCAATCTCATTCGGGTTGTGGAGACGGTGGTCTCGCGCATCAACCTCTTGCGCATATCAGACGAGGAGAGCGCTAAGGCCTACAAGTTCTGGATTCCAGTCAAGTTCCCGATGAAGCTCAGCGTGAGCGAGGTGAAGACGCTGCTCACCGACTTCGCCCCGATCGCACCCGAGCACTGGCGTTCATTATACACATAAAGATATGGGCTGGCAGAACAAATGTCCGGCGCACTGAAGGAAGAAGTTCAATTCGCCAAGAAGCATATTCGTAATCGTTTTTCGATTATGCTTCTTCCCCACATCTCCGACGGTGTCTGGAGCGTCTATGATAACGCAAAGACCATTTGTGACAAGAACAATCAGACCGATCAGATTCTCAAGACGTTCCAGAATCTTCTCACACGTATTCCTACATGGACGGAAGACGTTCTTACCACCGAGGTCAAGCGCATCACAGCTGCCTCCAAGTGCTCGTATCTAGAGGAGCTGCTTACCGGAGTCTTGATCACCTATCTCCGGGCGTTTGCGGCAGTGCAGTACCGCTCGACCAAGGATAGTATTGAGGTAGAGTTTGAGCGCCCGCCCCTTCCCAAGTTTATCCATGAGCTCTACAAGGAGGTCGCGCGTCGCTGCTGGGAGCATGCCTACCTATTCAGGACATTCGGGGTCACGACGGAACAGCAGGCACGTAACCGTAAAGAGATTGATGAGCTCCTGGATACTACGTTTGATGTTGTCCTGGACTCCTTCCTCCCTTGGCAGTCGATTGTGAATACCTACTTTTCTGCCCCTGAGAAGTCACAGGCTGCTGAGGATGTCATTCAGCCGACCGACACGGAGACGGAGGTGAATCTACCTACGACAGAAGAGCCAGCGGCTGCACCCGAACCCGGAGCGGGACCCGAGGTAAAGAAGGAGGTGTCCTTTGGAGGAGCAGAGGTTCGCGAGCACGATACGGACGATGAGGATGAGGACATTCCCAAGATGAAACTGTCCGAGGAGAATGTAACTCTCGATGTTCCAGAGGAGAAGACTCCCGAGCCCGCAAAGGAGGAGAAGGTGGATCTGGATACCACAGACGGTGAGCTCGTTCTAAAGCTATAAACAAAGAGGGATAGAATACTCAAATGATTGATACAAGTGTTCTTGCAATCATAGTCGCTGTGGCTGTCATCGCTGTTATTGTCTATGCCGTTGAGCGTTACACGAAGCAGAAGCCGATTGAATGGACAGATGCGTCGAAGGTTGGACTTCTGTCCGGTGCGGGCGCGGGAGGGCTGGTGTTTGCGCTGGGTGGGGATGGTGAGTCTGTCGCTGCAACCGTTGCGTCTGCAACAGCTGCGGCACAGGATATGTTTGTCGGCAAGCCGTCATTTTAACGACGACGATGACGACGGGTGGAATGCTTTCCTCCACGGCCGAATATACCTTTGACCTTGGAGAAGAGACTTGGAGCTGATGATTTTGCAGGTGCAGATCCCGAGCGTCCCAGAGTGGCTGCGACAAGAGCCTCGTCGCGATCCATCGGAGGAGCAGCTACTTTTACAAGATGCGTCTCTGCAAGATATACCACGAAGGCTGCGTCCCGCTTCCAGGCGTCGCTTACAGTATAAACCTTGACGTCGCCAGTCTCTGGATTCAACTGCAGGATCATCCTATTGGCGTCCATACCCTTTTCAACCTTCTCAAATATGACAATTTGAGTGTATCTATCCAATTTATAGTCATTCGAGCCGTACTTCTCCAGAGTCACGCTTGGAGGTTCGCCCTTAGGATTTTTACCCATCTCTTTGGACAGGGATGCGTACAATGTCAGAATTTTGGGTAGAACCTCGCGATTGAATCCAAAGGTCGCCATTATACTTAAGGTTCTATAAAAAGCACACTCTCACCCTGCGGGACCTTCTCCGTATAGAGATAGACAGATCCAAACTTGTCTATCTGCTTACGCGGAACCGCAGTGTCACGGCAGTACTTGGCAATCGCCTTGTACAGATGGAACCCGCGATACCGTTCGCTGAAATCGCCATTGTGCGGATCACGGAACAGAATGGACTGTCCGTCTGGCAGCAGCAGCCACGTCATGAACATCTTGAAGATTGGGTTGTTCTCATACTCCTCGCAAGGACCGTTCGGGAAACAGTCCCAGAACATAGAGGTCGCCAGGCGCACCAGATCAAACGAGGGATTGGGCTTGATTTCCGAGTACTTGGAGTTGTAGAAGGGCTCTACATTGTACTGCCCTCCCGCCTCCTCATCCTGCTGGAACTGATCCGACATGAAAAACTTGGACTCGCGCATCTTTGGTAGCTTCACCGAATACGTAGCCCGATCAAAGTCAATGATCTTAATCAGCTTTCCAAAGGTGGGTAAGCGGTACATCTTGCCTCCCGCGTTGTAGTAGAAATACTCGGTGTCCGTGGGGACGTACATGACATTCATCACGTGCAGATCGTTGTGGCACAACCCAAACGTCCGCTGAGCAAATGAGAGAGCAAAGATGATCTGCCCGATCCAAGCACACCGTTTGGGTGTCTCGGGGTTCTCCCGGAAGAGTTGATACAGCGTTCCGGAACACGCCTCCATCACTGTGACCTGTACTGGACAATCCTTGAAAATTGCGTGGGCAAACGGATCGGGATTCTCTGCTTCCTCGGTAAAACCTCCCCCGTTGTCCTCGTCGTGCTCATCATCCTCATCTTCGCCATCGGAGGATTCGCTTGAGCACGAGTGGATCTCAAAGATGTAATCTGTTGAGCAGCTAGACTCTCCGTCTTCGGCTTCCTCCTCTAACTGCTCATTGTCGGCATCATAATCTTCGGGCTCAGGGGGAGGTAGAACTGGAGATGTAATCATAACAGTGGGAGCCTCAATATCTTCAACCCCGAGATCAATAGCTTCAGTTGGTTCCTGAAGTTCAAGAACGGGCATTTCAGACTTCCGAAGACGAAGATCAAAGAAATGACCAATATGGCTAGCGAACCATGGGCGATCGCATAGATCCTCGTAGTCATCTGAAATATCAATAGAGTGACGCTCCTCGATACCTGAGAAGACACCATATACCTTCGGGAAATGCTGGCATCCCGATTCAGACAAAAGAAGGCATGCTAAGGATCCGACATAAGCAGCATTGTGTGCCGACTGATGGGGAAGAGGAGTGTCCAGGACATCCTCCTTGTTCGGTAGCCCTGTTGCAGCAAACTCTCCGCGCATCACGCGGTATGAGGGGTATAGCATCGTCTTCTTCAAGTGAACCTTGATCTCCTTTCCTCCAGAATAGATAGCCGACTCACCAACAATGGTCTGAATCGAGTTCTGTGTCTGAATACCGTAGTGGTATGGCATCCGAACATTGTCCAGCTTGAACAGCTTCTCGATGGACGGAAAAAAAGGTTGGATGCGCCGAAGTCCCCAGTGTTTCTGGGCCTGCTCCTGAAGTCCCTGGATGTTGGTGCATCGATGGACTTCAAGTGGAATGTTGTTTGTCCTCAAATCGGGGGTCGGCTTGGGCATTATACTCTGCCTAGGAAACGGCTACTTATCTTTTTACGCTGTTCGGGGGTATAGTCCAGGGTACCATCCAGGACAGACCCTGCAGCGGGGAAGTAGAGGTCAAAGACATTGCCTAGAAGTCCTTTGAACACGTATCTCAATTTGTGTGAAAGATCGTCCATGAAGATGAAGATGGTAAAGAAGAAGAAGAGACCCGACGTATAGGAATCAATAAAATGTTCCAGGCCACGGCGAACGGGAATAATAGGCGTGCTGGTGTTGATGTAATGCACCAGCCAGAAAGCGACGACAGAGACCACTATAATCTCAATAACCACGTCTGATATCTGGAAAAGCATTCCTTTGTGTTCCCATTCCCTTCCTTCCTCATTTTCTGGATCATACATGTCAAACGTGTAGTAAAAGACAAAGGAAAGAACCGCACCAGCGATAGCATATATGAGTGAAAAAATTACGATATTTGCAGTTACCAAGAATGCATCCCCTCGCTTGAGATGGACGGTGTGCATCCGATTGACGTACTGAACCATTGTTAGTTATACGTGAAAAAATAGAATATGCTCCCTTGGTAATATGAACTTCAATATACGAAGGTTCAACATGGAGGTGATCAAACAACGATGTGCAATCGACTCGCACAAATCTCCGATGATCCTCTTGATAGGTAAGAAAGATACGGGCAAATCGTTCTTGGTCCGCGATATCCTCCATCATACCCAAGATTGCTACCCTATTGGGACTGTTATTTCAGGAACAGAGGTGGCCAACGAGTTCTTTCAGCACATGGTTCCTTCCAAACTCATTCATGACAAGTACAAACCTGAAATTGTCATAAACGTCGTTAAGCGTCAGTTGGCACTCAAGCAGCAGCGTAATCACATGAAATCTACTACAGTGGATCCTCGCGCGTTCTTGATTCTCGATGACTGTCTTTTCGATGATAGCTGGATCCGTCAGGAATCTACCCGTTACGTGTTCATGAACGGTCGCCACGTGGATCTTACAACCATGATTACGATGCAGTATCCGCTTGGCGTTCCTCCCAGTCTGCGCACGAACGTAGATTTTGTCTTCATACTGCGCGAGAACATTATTGGAAATCGTAAGCGTATCTACGAGAACTATGCAGGTATGTTCCCCACGTTTGATATGTTCTGCCAGTTTATGGATCAATGTACAGAGAATTTTGAGTGCCTGGTGATTTGCAACTCATCCTCATCCAATAAACTGGAAGATCAGGTCTTCTGGTATAAGGCTAGTGACCACCCGCCCTTCCATCTATGTGCGGACTCATTGTGGGTGGATAACAAGCCATTTGCTTCCACGATGCTGACATCTGACGACTACAATCCGGCTGCTATGCGCGGAAGGGAACCGTCGGTGTGGGTCAAGAAGGGAGGCCCCGGGCCTTAATTCCGCATTCCACCCTCCGAAGGATGCACCGGCACCTGGAGATCCGCTAGCTGATTACGCTGCGGCGGAGGCTCGGGAACACCCGCCTCCAGACGACGACGGGCATTCTCCTCCTTCTGTGCCTTGATAGAGTGCTCGCGCTCCTCTGCGAAAAAGAGCTCGCGATTCGCCTCGTTTTCCTTGTACTTGCGCATGATCTCGTTGAGCTGCGAGTTCGCATACTCCACGTTCTCCATGAGGTGCTCAGATGGCTCCCACGGCAGCCAGCAGCCCATACGACCGATCATCAGATTGTCCTTCGGGTACTTGCGCTGCAAGACTTTGCACCAAAGCTGCGCCTCCTCATAGGAGGGGAACGCGCGGCGCACCTTGACACCGCGAATATTGCACTGAAAGTTGTTCTCGCGATCGAACGACTCCTGGATCTCCTTCTCGTGCTTCAGCAGGAACACCTGGTACTGCTCGGGAATATCCGACTTCTTGATCTCCGCGCGATGCGTCTTCTCAAAATCGTGAATGTCCTTCATGACATCGTCAATCTTGATAGAGTACTTGTTGGAGAGATACGAGGCCAGCGTCTCCAGCCCCTTGACCTTGAAGTCGTACTCTGTCCACTGCATGAACTTCTGGAAAAAGTAGTCCTGCTTCTTGGCCAGCACCTTCTCAGGCGACAGGAAAGAGACAATGCAGTAGCGCTGGTTAGGGAGCTCCGGGTCCTCATCAAGGTAATCCACGATCTCGCCGTCCTCCTCCTTGGGTAGTTCTACACGCTTGCTGCTCATTTTATATATGTCCATGTCAGCATTGTTAAAATAGAAACGCAGGGAACAGATCTTAACTACAGTGGTTCTTCATCATGGCAATACCTGAAATGATAAGGCCCAGTCCAAGATACTGGCTTGAGTGTTTGAGGCGGTCGCCGAGAATCACATATGCCGCCACGCTGTTTAGGATCCCAGACACTCCGTCCCACATTCCATTGACGTATAGGAGATTGTCCAGCCGCAGTGATTGAATTAGGAAATACACTACCCCGGCATACCCCACCAGTCCATGCATCAAGTAGCTGGCCTTGTTCGTCTGGGCATAGAACCGAAGTGCAAAGTCGCCATAAATCTCTACGATGGACAGAAGAATAATTGTCACAAAAGATTCGTCAAAGTATCCTGCCATTATGAGCCCCTCCTGAAATTTTCTCCTTCAACAAGTATAAACCAATATGTCCGATGCACCCTCTGCCGCCCCGTCTATGGGAATCGATGTCGCCGACCTGGTCAAGCGCCTGGTAAAGTACGCCCTGGAGGGCCTCGCCGTCGCCGTGGCGTGCTACCTGCTCCCCGGCAAGAAGCTCCGTACGGATGAGATCGGCACGATTGCGCTCACTGCGCTGGCCGTGTTCGCCATCCTCGATATCTATGCCCCCTCCGTCGGCTCGTCCGCCCGCACGGGTGCCGGCTTCGGTATTGGCGCCAACCTGGTTGGCTTCCCGGCTTAAACACAGGGTGCCCTTACTCTATAATGTTCAGACTCAACGGTTACTGGTTCGTGGTAGCGCCCAAACCTGGAGAACCTCCTCGCCTTACGCATCACATTATGTGGAACGTTGCGAAAGGCGTGGATGCTCAAAAAGCATACCGTGAATGGTATGCGAAGGAACGTAAAATAACGTCTGTCCTCTATCCAATAATACCGCATGACTGATTACTTAACAACGGGTCTGCAGGCTAGCGGGATTACCCTGCTGCTTCTCGTGCTCTTTGTCACGTTCTACTGGGCGTTCCGTGGATTTCTCCCTGCCAGTCGTATGGTTGAGTTGGATCTTGAGAGTGACCTTGCCGCCAACCGCGCGACCTTCTACTTCTTCTACGTCAAGTGGTGCCCATACTCCCAGGACGCTGTCCCAAAAGTGGAGAGCCTCGCAGAGGTCGTGAAAGATTTCACATACGGCGGAAAGACGGTAGAAGTCAAGATGATTGACTGCGATGTCGATAGCCGTGAGTGCGAGACGTTCAAGGTTGATGCATACCCTGCCTTCAAGCTACAGACCAAGTCTAAGCTGTACGAGTATCTAGGTCCCGGAACTGTCAGCGTGATGCGCAGCTTCTTGAAGTCGGCCCTTGGTCCGGAACAGAAGGTACATATGTCGTCCGACAGCGAGTAGTTTTTCAATTGCCCCCCGATTATCCCAGAAACTAAACATCTGTGTGCTGTCCTCGACCAGCAGACACGTGTTCGCCGGATACTCACGTTCTGTAATGTGCGTCTCCATGATCGGTCGGCAGAACGGAAGCATCGCTACATAGTTCTGCGGGGTGATCCTGGGAGAATAGGTGGTCGTCAAGAGCAGGCATTTATGGCGGTCGGCTCGGGGAATGGCGGTCATGATATTTGTGCAGAGAACTGCTCCATCCACAAACAGGGTGTCACCAATCGTGTGCGGTGTAAAGATGAAGGGCAATGACATGGATGCGCGCAAGGCATCCCAGAGCCGCATTTGGGGTCCAAACTTTACGATCTTAAGGTTCGTGACATCAGAGGCTATGATGTGCAGGGGTACAGCTGCATCGCCTACACGCAAGGTCTTGAGATCGAGACCCTTCTTTGCAAAGATTTCCGAGAGAGTCTTGAAGACTAGAGTGCCGTCATCGAGACCATTGGTGGCTCCAAACCCGATAAAGGCTTGGAGACGCAGGGGTTGAATGCTATCTTGGATATTCACGAAATAATCAATCAGCTGGTTGAGTTCGTCGATTGAAAACTTGAAGCTGACTAGCGCACCCATGATTGCGCCAATGGATATCCCATAAATCCCTTCATGAAATATCTTGTAAAGCTGCGTCTCACCCTTTTCGGCAGCGATCTCGTGCAGAGCACCCAGTTGGAGAGCTCCTCTCATACCGCCTCCGTTCAAACCTAAAATGGTGTGGTTCATCGTTGTGTGTTCTTTTCTGCGTCTATGAAAATGATTCGGGCCACTGATTTGTGGAAACACGAACAACAGCGCAAAATCATTAACATGCAAGCTATGAAACCAGTGCTCTCCAACCTCTTTTCACAGATCAAGACCCATGCAGCCACCAATCATGACGCGCCTTACCTGGCCTTTGAAGTTCCGTCGTTTGTGTTTGGCTACCCACTCTTTGACCACCGCGAAGCCATTCAGTATGTTGTGGAAACCCTGCAGGAACAGGGGTTTCAGGTCTGGAATGTAGGTCCCTCCACCATCCTGATTTCGTGGATTCAGCCACCTGCTGGACAACGTACGGTGAGAGCACCGCCACGCAGCGGTCCAGGATACCGTCCCTTCGTCTATGATGACTCCTCCATGGCTTTCCTTCGTCAAAAGATGAACTGACAAAAACGAACTTCAATATACGCCCACATGACAGACGCAAGAATGTGTGAGCACGATCCCCGCAGAATCGTTGTAGAGGAGGGACAGCACGTATGCACCTCCTGTGGAATTATGCTGGATCAATCGATTGACGAAGGTGCCGAGTGGCGATACTACGGCGCCGACGACAGGAACGAAGACCCTTCGCGCGTGGGTCTCACCATCAGCCAGCTGCTGCCCGACTCGTCATACGGATCGATGATGATGAACCGTAAGGTAGGGTCTGCAAGTTTCCGAAGCATTCAACGCCTCTCGGCCTGGTCGTTGGCATCCCATTCCGAGCGCTCGTGGCTGTCCATCTTTGAACTGGTGAATCAGTACGCTTACCGCAACGGATTCACCAAAGCTATTCTCCAAGAAGCCTGCTCGCTCTTGAAAAGTCAGGAGGATGCTCTAAAATTACGAGGAGAGACCCGCCGCGCACTCCTGGGTGCTGTGTTCTTTGTGGCGTGCCGCCGCTTTGATGTGTCACGCACACACGAGGAAATCGCAGAGATTGTGGATGTCTCGACTCGCTCGCTGTCCAAAGCTATTCAGCGCTTCGGGATTATCGCCGACGACAATCCTCTCCTGAAAACTCAGTTGTCTTTGGCAGAGCGCATGATGAACGGTCTGGGGGTATCGGAATCCCAGCGAGATACGATCCTGGCCTCTATTCGGGCTATCTTCAAGAACCCCGACGAGGAGCTTGAACATACACCGAAAGTGATGGTGGCTGGTCTGATTGCGAAGACGCTGTGTGGAGGTCTTGACAAGACCAGGACACGGGCATTCCTGAAAGAGTTCGCGAAGCACTCGGGAGTGTCGGCGGTTAGTATTCAGAAGGTTATGCAAGTTTAGTGATCGTCATCCTCGCACTGTATCCCGATGGACATCCGGGTATAACGTTTGATTCAACAACGAGGAATATGGCATCCATGGAGGCGTTAGCCGTGCATAACATAACGTCTATGCTGTCTCCTGCTGAGAGATTCACGACGGATGTACTTGTTGGCTGCAGGATATTTCCTGTGTCATTTCGCGTTAAAACTGTAGTTCCATCTATATCCGTTTCCCCCTTCCGTAGCCATGTGGCTATCAAGGGTGCGTTATAGGCTTCTATTAACATCTCATAATCAACTCTATATGTTCCCGACTGAGATGCAAATACTTGATCTCCGCTTAAATCCATACCATTTGACCAGATACTACCTGTCCAAAGAATGGGTGCTGCAGGGTATGACATGATGTCACTAATATCTTTCACAGCATGTATTCCAACCGTAGCCCCGCCTCCGCCGTAGGGAGCCCCGTTGATGTTGGTAACATTGATATTCGATATTGTCACCTCTCCACTGCTGAAATCGCCAGTGATCAGGTTTGAGATCACCAGCTGGTTGTCAAGTATGTTCTCTCCGCCGGCATCTTGGCCAATAAAGATGCAATTTGATCCAGTATTGGCGTTCGCCGCACGCGTTCCTATAGCAATCACATTCGAGCCCGAGTTGTTGCATCCGGCGTCAGTTCCCATAAAAACTACAGTTTCCCCCGAGTTTCCAACCCCTGCAGATTTTCCGATGATAATAACATTGCTTCCTACACCATTTGAACCAGCTTGGTATCCGACCGCAATCACATAATCCCCCGAATTGTTCTGCGCTGCCTGAACTCCAATAGCATCTACGACGTTGCCACTATTTGAATAGGCTGCACTTTCGCCCAATCCATTAACATATGAACCCCGATTGCTGGTTCCGGCGTGACGTCCGATACAAGCTACACTGTCTCCAATATTGCCGAATGCCGTACTTTCCCCAAAACCAACTACGTCTATTCCAGAATTGTTTGTTCCCGTCTCGTTTCCTATAAACGTTGCACGAGCTCCCGAGTTGCCAAATCCCGCGTTACTTCCAATAGCTACAAGATGCTGTCCCACATTCCCCGAGCCAGCATTCAATCCAATCGCACACACGTTTGATCCTGTGTTTTCATAAGCCGCATTCCCACCTCCGGCAAATACATTGTCCCCGATATTGTCTTGCCCAGCGTCTGTCCCAAAAAAACTTACTTCGTTTCCAGAATTGCGGTATCCAGCATCGAAACCTAGCGCATTTACATTTGAGCCCGTGTTTGATTCCCCAGCCCGTCTGCCGAAAGCATTTAGACTCCTTCCAGTATTGAAGCGTCCAGCGTTTGATCCTAGACAATTCACGTGGATATTTGCATTGTGATCTGCTGCATTCACCCCAATAGCAACAAGGTTTTCTCCAGAGTTGTCAGTCCCAGCACTGCTGCCTATCATCGTCACATTATCTGCTGTATTGCTCAGACCCGAGTTGTATCCAATAAGCGTAACATTCGCTCCCGTATTTCTTGTCCCTGCATTGCGTCCGATGGCACAGACGTTCGTTCCTTCATTCTCTATGGCAGCATAGTTTCCCAACGCCACAACATGACTTTGGCTGTTTGATTGAGCTGCGCCGTCTCCAAGGGCCACTACACTATCACCACTGCTGTTAAAGGCCGCGCTGTATCCAATACCAATTGATCGCGAAGCTCCGCCGTCGTTGGAGCCCGAGCTCAGCCCGATATAGATACTATCTGCAGCAGTAATCACAAGACGATTATCACTTGCTCCCCCACTAGCATCAACTGGTAGTCCATTGATGGTATCTGTACTGATATTCGTTGTTACGATATTTGACGCGTTGATGATATTGAACCCGGCAAGATCTATATACCTTACCGCAGGATACTCTGCCCACTTTGCGACTCCTGCAGCTATCGACTCACTGATAGTGAGTGTTGTCGCCACAGCATTTCCATTAACATACAGATTGTAGGAGGTATCTGTTGTTCCGACTGCCAGGTCTCCTGGGAGAGCAAGATTAATCTTTGTCTTGAATTCGTTCGCATTCGAGTCAAACGCATACGTCGTCCCAAACAACTGCTTGAGCAACGATATGTTTGACGTTGGTTGGTAATAGTTACTCATGCTATTGTTTTTAAGAGAAGACAAGCATTTAACCATTTTCTGCGTGGTATATACAGACGACATGACAACCCTTGGCGAGCGCTATACGCTTTTCCCTATCAAGCCGGAAGAGAACAAGCTCTATCAACTCTACAAGCAATCGGTCGCCTCGTTCTGGACCCCCGAAGAGATTGATTTCTCCAAGGATGGGGAGGATTGGTCTCGTTTAACCCAGCAGGAGCAGGAGTTCATCAAACAGATCCTCGCCTTCTTTGCCGGGTCCGACGGCATCGTCCAAGAGAACCTGGCAACCCGATTCCAGCGCGATGTAGAGTCCCCAGTAGCCCGTCTATTCTACGCATTCCAGAACGCCATGGAGGGCATTCACTCCGAGACGTACTCCCTGCTGATCGACAAGTACGTCTCTGACAAGCAGGAGCAGATGAAGTATTTCCGCGCGATCGATACCATCCCATGCATCAAGCGCAAGGGTGGCTGGGCTCTCCAGTGGATTGAGAGTTCTGCGTCGTTTGCCACTCGTGTGGTCGCCTTTGCCTGTGTTGAAGGCATCTTCTTCAGCGGTGCGTTCTGCTCTATCTACTGGCTGAAGAAGCGCGGTCTCATGCCTGGTCTCTGCTTTTCCAACGAGTTGATCTCGCGCGATGAGGGGCTGCACACGGTGTTTGCGGTGGAGATGTACCATATGGGTGCTCCCCTCCCCGCCCACGAGGTGAAGCGTATCATTACCGAGGCAGTGGATATTGAGTGCGAGTTCATCTGCGAAGCCCTGCCGTGCTCGCTCATTGGCATGAACGCCAAGCTGATGCAGCAGTACATTCACTTTGTCGCTGATCGCCTGGCTGTACAGCTGGGGATTGCCAAGATCTACAACGCCCAGAACCCGTTTGATTTCATGGACATGATCTCGATGGAGGGCAAGGGTAACTTCTTTGAGCGCCGTATTTCGGATTACTCCAAGGCAGGAGTGGGGGCTCGCCAGGAAGATATGATCATCAAGACCGACCTCGATGATTTCTGAGTCTGGGCGTTTAAAAGCAGGGTAAAAACTAAGACAAGAACATAAAATGGAGTTCTTTCACGGAATCGTCGCTCTACTCGCCGGAATAGTTCTAGTCCTCACAGGCCTCGTCGCGTGGCTTTACATTCAGCAGTCGCGCATGTCGCAGGCAATCAACGCCCTGGCTGTCGCCGTGACCGCTCCGCCGGTATCCTTTACAGCAAGCCTGCCTCCCGAGCTCCACGAGGAGGAGCAGTCTCCGGCCCAGGAGGAGGAGGACCAGTATGCCGATATGCCGCCGTTGGAGTCCCACGACCAGGTGCAGGAGGCTCATGTCCCCGAGATGGAGGCCGTGGGCGAGCTTGTCCCAGAGACGGACGACCGCGTATCCGTCCATGAGGAGGTGGAGGAGGCGGAGGTCCAGACGATGGATGCCGTAGATGTCTCGGGCAAGACGGTCGCGGAACTCCGTCAGCTGCTTACAGAGAGGGGGATACCTTTCAATAAGAGCGATAAAAAGACAACGCTAATTTCGCTGGTTCAAGTAGCGCAGTAAATGAAATTAGTAAGCTTTGACGTTGGTTTGCGAAACTTGGCTGTATGTGTTCTCGAAGGGACTTCCAGAACAGATATGAGGATCACAGGATGGGATGTCATCGATGTAGTAGGTGAAAAGAACGGGATTGCGCGGACAGCGTGTTACAAGTGTGCCAAGCCCGCCATGTGGGTTCAGAATGGTCCAGGGACACAAGCGTGTTCGCGTCATCGCCCCAAGGGAGTGGCTGCCACCAAGACAGGACTGAACAAGAAGACCGTGGCGGAGATTCAGGAGATGGCGCGGTCACATGGGATTGATGCCAAGCAAAAGAAGCCGGCGCTGGTAGCTCAAGTGTGGGCGGAGATGAACAAGTCGGGATGGTCAAAGTTCAAGGGAAATGCCCGTGCGGCTGGAGGAGGTGTCCTGGATCTTGTAGGCGATATTGTTGAATCCCTGGATCGTCGTGCCCCCCTGTGGGTGGGGGCAGATCTCATTATTTTTGAGAACCAGCTGGATCGCCGTATGTTTGCAGTTCAAGCCATGCTGCACATGTACTTTGCCTGTCGAGGGTTCCGTACCAAGGGAGTGTCGGCGATTCATAAGCTGGACAACATCACATGTGCAACGGATGCCACGGGGACGTACCGTGGGCGAAAGAAGACGGGTATCGTCCATTGCGAGGTGCTGTGTCCGCCGTGCCAACTGCCTTTCTTCAAGTCGCACAAAAAGAAGGACGATCTTGCAGACTCGTTTCTCCAAGGTCTCTACTTCCTGGAACATCCGCCGACATTCTAGCGAGCATCCGCCACCCCGCGTTTTAATCTTAGGAAGAGGATGCGGATAAACAGATAATGAGCAGCGAAATCCCCGGTGCAGATCTACTTATGAACACTGCCGTCATGTCGGCGCCCGACACGAAGATGGCGGACCTGGAGAAGGTCAGCCTGGACTTTACGGACCTGCCGTCTGAGCCTCTCCAGCCGCCCAAGCTGGTTCCTTCGGCCAACGATGTCGGCGCGACCAAAACATGGGACGGCGTGGAGAACCTCAATGCCGAAGCTTACTTGAAGCCCGTGAATGTGCAGCCCAAGATGTCCGACGATGCGCTCATGAAGCGTAAGTACGAGCTCCTCCGCAAGTTTGACCGCCTGACAAAGCTCGGTGTCCCGATGCGCAAGCGCTTCACGATGGAGTCTCCCCTCGATGAGATGGAGATGGAGCTGGAGTTTGTGCGCCGTGAGAAGGCCATGGATTCCACCATCAAGCAGTTCTCTGAGTGGTTCATTACGGGTATGTCGGCTCTGGAGTGGGGATCCAAGAACGTGGCGATGATGAAGGCGTTCGGTCTGCAGCTCGATGGTCTGTCGCAGAGCGCGCAGATGAACGTTGCAGACCTAGAGGAGGATTTTGAGGAAGTGTATGACCTCTACGGCGAGAACATGCGTATGCATCCTCTCGTGCGTATCCCGATGCGCACGTGCTTCATGGTCTATATGGTGCATCTCACCAACCAAATGGCGATGAAGGCCCCAGTCCCGAACATCCAGGAGATTCTCAAGAATAACCCGGATATCGCGCGCCAGATGGCGGCACAGGCGATGCAGGCACAGACGCAGCAGTTCAAGCAGCAGGCGGCATCTGCTCCCCCTCCTGCTCCTGCGCCTTCTCCCCCTGCACCCGCAGGTGGTCTGGCAGGCATGATGTCCTTCCTCAGCGGAATCAACCAGCCTCCTCCGCCGTCCGAGTCAATCAAGAGCATCCCTGCCCGTCAGCCGGCGCGCGAGATGAAGCCGCCTTCGGGCATGGGTATCGGCGATATCCTCAAGAACATCCAGACGCAGGAGCGCAAGATTTCAAGTCCGATGGCTCCGCCGGTGCGCGCCCAGGATCCTGCGCCACAGGTTCAGGTGCCGACGTTTGCTCCGCCCCACATCCCTCCGCCACCGAAGCCGACACTGAAGACGGCACTCCGCAAGTCTGCGCAGTCGGAGGCTCGGAAGTCGGCGAAGAATTCAGTCGTAATAAAGCTGTGAGATACTCTAGATAGATCTGAAGACCCGCAGAAGTAGATGAACTGGCACACGCCATTTGATCTATTTACTATACACTCCGCGTTTTTAACAACTTTTTTATAGGCACTAGACACAATGAGCGGTCCAGTTATGCTTTCCGTTGGAGGATTCCAAGACCGAACAACCTACGGGGCAGTGTATCCCACCGAATCAGTTCCCCGCGTTGTCAATGTTGATACTCGCTTTCGTGAGAACGCGGCAGTCACAAATGCCGGATTCTGCACAATCCGCCTGCCGCGCACGTACAAGAACATTACGTCCATGCGTCTGTCCAGCATTGAACTCCCAAATACATGGTATGATTTTTCAGCGACCCAGCAGAACACGACTTTTACGGCAAGTGGAGCAGTTTGCACAATCTCGGATGGTAATTATAGTTCTACGACTCTAGCGGCAGCTATAGTTTCTGCGGCGGTGTCCACTGTCTCGCTAGGTGTAGTCTTCAATGCTGTAAATGGAAAGACTACGATATCAGCGGCTACGGTGTTTTCTCTGAGTTTTACCCCGACGGTGACCAGCGGAACTTGCTGCGTAACGCGCGAGGCCTCTATTCGCCCCTTCGATACAGGTCTTGGATCGTTTCTCGGATTCACCAGTAATGCTTACTCCAATTTGTCGTCTTATACGTCGGAGACCCTGCCGAATCTCGGGGGTAATACGTATGTCTTCCTCAATCTGGAGAATTATGAGGGAATTGACCACGTATCCTTCAACGGAACAGCTGCCCCCGCGTTCGCAAAGATCATTGTCAATGTCAGCAAGAACAGTGTAATCTATGCCGACGGGCGCACCACCATCGCCAACAAGGTCGTGTTTCCCGAGCCCGAAAACATCTCGGTCATCAAACTGAAATTGACAGACTGCTACGGCCGGCCTCTAGTCCTGTACGGCAACTTCTCCTTCACGCTGGAGATGCAGGAGGTCGTGAGTTCCAAGCTGTATTCTGCCTACAAAGATAACTTAGCGAAGTAAACTTGAGATCTGAGCTTCCAACCGTGCGACGCGATCAAGTAAAACCTTGATGGCTTCGTGATGGTAAGGCGTGATTGCGCTGTAATTCAGGGTGAGCTGAGCTCCTTCTGGATGTGTGTATCCGTCATCATCGACTTGACCGCTCAGAGAGGTATTCGGAATTGTCGAAACCATATGATCAAACCCTGCCTTGTGAATGTCCTGCGCAATGAAACCGCTATGGAGTCCCCCAGACGGATCGTTCTTCCAGGAGTAGTACATTCCACTCACGCTCTGGACAAACCGTATCGCTTCCTCGGCCGTAATACCACCTGAAATATCCTTGAGACGTTCGTCAGAGGTCGCATCAAATTCAACTGCTTGGATACGTTGGCTTGTGGCTAAACTGTATGGAGCAGTTGTTCCTGCACCTGTTCCTGCTCCAAACGTCGGGTGAAGGTATCCGTATGCTCCTATTGTGTATGTCTTGCTTCCACTGATTGTTACATAAGCAGTCAGAGTCGATGTTCCAATACCTACGCCTGTTCCCAGGGATCCTCCACTCACGGTCTGAGAAATCAAATTGATTTGACCACCGCTTGTATTGATCCACATGGTTCCACCATCCTGCATGGTGTGAATATGCATGTTGCCGTCATCGTAGATTGATGACCCGTTATTGTTGAATAAAAGGTAATTTGTTGTTGGTGAATTATTTAGAGTCGCCGATGAATTTCCTCCTCCCACCTGTAAAATTCC